TTTGCACATCTAGGTAAAAAGCCATTCATGATAGTTCCATCTTGGCGGTTTATATGTCTCATGATTCCATAAATGTCATGTCCAAAGTTTGCTTCGTCAAATGCTAGTAGTTTTTCAAAATCCAAAGGGGTTCCGTTTAGATGACAAGCTGTAATGTCCATTTGCATAGAAAGAATATCTTCTATTTTTAAATTCTTAGCGGCCTTTTTAGAGATAGCAATTATACTTTGCTTGTCTTGCTTAGTTGCATTAAAATTGATTGTTTTCATTTTCAGTATTCCGGTTTAAATGATAGTTTGATTTCTATAAGTAATTCATCATTTAGTCTTTCCAGACTTTCTTTGTTAAGTTTTACTGGAATTGAGTATTTGTCAGGATCAAAGTCTTTATATCGACATTGCATATAAACATCATGATAAAACATAAGCGTTTCCAATGCTTCAAATGTTTCTTCTTTGGCGGTTAGTTCTTTCTTTGTCATAGTTTTGGTCGTTTGAAGACAGTTAAAGTAAGTTCGCCTTTATCACTAGCAGAACATAGCTCCCATCCTTGCTCTCCAAGTTTATTTAAAAAATCAGATAAGTATTCCCCCCGTCTGTGTAGAAAAACATCTACTTTGTATTCCCATTTTTGCATTGTGATTTACATTTTATCGTCTGACGACGGGGGTTAGTTAATATACCCATCCTTTTCTTACTTTTAACAGGTTTATACTTTTTCCTTTAAAAATAATGTGATGGTTTTTTATTTGTACTAAAAAATAGATACCTACTTTGTTTGTCTTGTTGTTTCTCCAACAAGCGGAATAAGTGCCACGCCCTAAACTTTCCATCAAACACAACTCTTTGTTTCTATTTTGTGGATGATAAATATCTAAATACCTTAATGGAATCATAAAATACCCTTCCGACACGCTTCTATTTTTCTGAAATTTATTTATGCTTGACATAGTTCTATTAGGTTTATTTTCTTTCCTTTGTGCTTAATGGTCTGAGTTCTTGAAATAGCAAAACCATTTTCTTGTGCATACTTTTCAACCTCTTCAAAGGTTTTAAAAGTAAATCCGTTTGCTTTGTACGTTTCCATAATTGTATATTTTAAAAGGTTATTAAAACGCTAAACTCATTAAATACTTTTCAATCTCTTTAGCATCGTTGAAATGCTTTTCAATAAATTCTAATACTTCTCCTGTAGTAGTATTAGAAGATACAATCATAAAATCTATGAAAGGTGTACCGTTTTCAAGCGGATAAGATACTGTGATAATATCTTTATCTTGTGATACTTCAAAGTCTGGTATGGTGCTGAAGTTGTAATCTGATTCGGCTTGTGCTTGTTGTAAGATATTCATTTGATTATGCTATTTTTTGTTCAGTGCCATTTAATAAGTTTCTAAAAATAGACTTGCCTCTTTTATATACTTTATCGGTATCTGAATTAGACAAAGCATTAATTATAATTCTTCTTTTGCCTTCCCCTAGCCTTGATTCTTTCCACCCAGTTCTAATTACTGCCCCAAATTGCCCGTTTCCTATTGTTGAAAAAGTAGGATTCTTTTCTGATGTTTGATAGATTGTTGTCATTTTTTCAGTTGGCACTAACGCAGTTCCCGCAGTTGATTGTTATAGAGATTCTAATTGATTGGCTATTTCGGACATTCTAATTTGTATGGCGTCCATTTCTTGAGAAATTTTAAAAGACTTTTCTTCATCTTTAACAGATTTAGACAACTTTTTGTCAAGACTTTTGTATTTTTTATTAAGTGTTTCGAATGCTACTTCTAATATTGCCTTGTTCATTTTCTTGTTTGTTTTAATTTGATAGTATAAAGGTAATACTTATTTTCATTTATGCAATATAAATATTGCAAAAGTTATCCACATTCTTGCAGATATTTATTTTCTAAGGCAAATATCTTTGCTAGTTCTTCTAAAGTTTCAAAAGAAGGACTAAACTTACCGGATTCTATTTGACTAATTGCCTGATGCGTGATAGGGGGGTTAAATTTTTCTCCTAACATCGTTTGTGACCAGCCACGACTTAAGCGTAATTCTTTTATTTTTTCGTTGATTTTCATATCTTTTCTAGTGTTAATAATTCTGTTATCCATCCGTTACTTTCGATACAAGGTATTCCGTTTGACACAAATTCGAGAATACAAAATTTCTCTTTGAAACACGGATAAGGATAAGAATTTGACCCTCCAACACTCGTAGGAGTACCTTGTAGTAACTTAACTCCTTTTCCAAAGTGAACTTCTCCGACCTTTTTAAGTCTAAAACATATACCCCGATTATTTACAATAATATCATCAAGCGCATGAGGGCTTTGTGTAAACTTCATCACTACCCTGTATTGACAAAACAAACTTTTTTGTATTTCATCTAATAACGGGTGTGAATGATTTAAGACGAACTTTGCCACATCATAATTTATTTCAAAGAAGTGCTTAGGTAGCATAGAACTATTATAATATGTATTTTCTAAATCTGCTTTTAATTCCATTGTTTTATTTTCGGCACTACGTAGTTCCCACGATTATTTTTAATAAACAATTAAGTGTTTAATGTCTTCATAAAAACTAGGATAGTAGTCTTTTATATCTGAGGGAGCAGCCCAAACCGTTTTAAAAGCTCCCTTGTTATCGTAATAATCTAGTTTTAATTCCATGCCAGCAAATTCTATATGTCCGTAGTTTTCTGGTTTTCTAGCTTGTGTCATAAAGCGATTAGTTTTATTTAGGCTGTACATATCTACGCTGAAATCTGGCCCGTTCCACCCTTTCTTATATAGAACCTTTGCACGTTGTAAGGTTTCGCAGCAATCAGTTCCTATAGTAAACTTCTCTCCTGTTTTCTCATTCTGAACATAGCAATGATTAGTAATAAGAACGCCACAATTATCGCATGAAGTAGCGTTACCGCCCTCTAAAGTCCCTCTCTGAAGTCCCAAATAAAAGTAGTGTTGGTCAAACTTTAAGTTTCTTTCTATTATTTTCTTTTCTTGTGACATTGTCTTAGTTATTTTATTGTTCCGTTTAACTGATACAAATATACAAGGATAAAATTAATACGCAACATAAATATTGCAAAAGTTATCCACATTGAGAATTATTTTTTAGCTACTAAGAAGTGATTTTCTACGTCTAGTATCTTAGCTATCTTTTCAATAGATTCAATAGATAGATTCGCTTTGCCTGCTTCAATATCAGAAATGTATTGTTTCTTTACTGGAGGGATAAATAAAAGGCCGAACGCTGATTGCGTTAAGCCTTTTTCTTTGCGGAGTTGTTTTATTTTTTCGTTAATCATTTTCCTTTATAAACGTTTCTAAAAATGAGTGTAAATATCTTGCTTCTTGTAAGTTAATATCGAAATGGGTATAGCATTTAGCATTACACTTCGCCCTGACAAACAATATTATAGTATCCCCGGAGGCAGCAAAGTCCAATATGCAGTGTATATCTCCACTGGAAATATCTCTCTTCACTTTGCCATTTTCTGTGTTAATTTCTATTTGCGCCATAGATTCTGGTTTAGTTTTTTAGCGACCATTTTTTAATCATTCTATCAAGAAATGGGCTGATAAGGTTTTTAAAAATTATGTCTGTTTTTTCGGCGGTTACATTGCCTTTGGTTTCTTTGTCATCAATGCCGCCATATTTCTTTATATAGCTTTTGTCTAATTCTTTTTGTTTCATGCTGCTTGTTTTTGTTTAGCTGACTCAACCGCTGCTAATATTTTTTCAGAACCCACTCTTTTAACCAATTCTTTGAAAAAGCTGATAGCTTCGCATTTCTTTCCGTAATTAATGGTATTAATTCTAAACCCGTCTACGGTTACAAAGAATACAACGCCTTTACCTGATTTGTTTGCTTTTCTATTGATTTCGTAATTCATTGTCTTGATTTGTTTATGTTGTTTGCTGATATAAAGGTACGCAAATAAATTGACTTTGCAAACATTTGTGCAATTATTTTTGAAATTATTTTTAAGTAGTAAGAATATTTATATATTTGTAAGAAAAACATTATCAAAACATTAATACAATGAAGAAATTTCTTGGTGTTATATTTTTAGTTTCTCTCTCTATTTGTTCATTTGCTCAAAATCCAGTTGCATCTGGTACAGTAACTAATACTACTTATGCTTATGCGCAACACGTAGTTACCCCTAGTTCTGGTGTTAATATAACAGGTAAGGTTACTTACCATATTGAAGCAACCCGAACATCTGGCACAACTACAGGCGGAATACAGTTACAATACTCAAACAATGCTACTACATGGACTGCGATACCTTCGGCCGATACTTTAGCCATAGCTAATGCAGCAGGGGCGCAAGGAAAGGTTATTACTATTGACATTCCATCCGCAAAATATGTACGTGCAAGAGCGCAATTAGCCGGAACGGGTGTTTATGCCTTTAGATTATATGCAAGTTATAGATATAATTCTAGACCTTAATTGTATTATTCAAAGTCTTGTCTCCTATAGTCGGTTGAGACTTCAAAACATTGTATTATTTTGGGATTACACAAAAATATAGAGACGCCAGATGAATTTCTTTCTCTTTTCTACGAATATAAGAAGATAAGAGAGAAAGAAACTATTACTGTGCCTCATGCTACCGTAAAGGGAGTAGTAGAAGTTAAAATTAATCCCCCTCTTACCTGGGTGTCTTTTGATGCCTGGTTATTTCAGAAGAAAGTTATAAAAGATACTGGAGACTATAGGACTAATTCAAATGGTGTCTATGATGCTTTTTCGGAGGTCATTCGCGCAATAAACAACATTATCTATCAAAGTAAATTCGACGGAGCTACAGTGGGGCTTTATAAAGAAAATATTATATCCCGTGATTTGGGTTTAATAGATAAATCAGAAGTGAATGCCACAATGAAGCTGGGGAAGGATGCGTTTAAAGCGGTTTACGATTAATGATAGTTTACGATAGATATTGGTTTAACCCTGTTTACTACCACATTGAAAAGTATATTCATTATCCAGAGATAAGATATATTTTCGTTTATGGTGGAAAGTCAAGTTCTAAAACCTTTTCTATTGTACAGTTATTTGAAATACTGGTATTAGAGCAGGGAATAGGCGTAGCAGCATTCAGAAGGGAATTAACCCGTATGAAAGATTCAATTCGTAAAGATGCTATTACTAATCTGAGAAACTTTAACATAGATTCGGCGTATGAGATTCTTGAATATGAACTAAGGTGTAATAAGTATCCTAAAGATCAGGCTCTATTCAGAATGAAAGGGATGGAGGATGAAAACGCAGTAAAAGGGATAGCCGGATTCAAATATGCTTTATTAGACGAGTTAGATCATTTTGAGGTTAAACTATTTAGGCAAGCTAACGCTTCTTTTAGAGGTGTACCGGAACAAAAACTATTTGCTACTTGGAACCCTATTAGCGAAGATCACTGGATTAAAAAAGAATGGATTGATAAAAGGGAATGGATTGATTTAGACAGGGCCGCTTATCCTGTAGGACATAAGTTACATAACGTTAGTAAACTAAGTAATCATAGTTCAATCAGAAGAAGCAAAGACGGTTCAGCTATTTTAATTAAAACCAATTTCTTTGACAATAAATGGGTATTTGGTGGAGAAGATAACGGGGTTAGTTATGGAGTGGTAGACGAAAATCTAATTAAACTTTATGCATCCTACGAAGAAGAAGATCCAGAATTTTACAGGGTAAACGTTTTGGGTGAATGGGGTACTATACAAGCTGAAAACCCTTTCGTAAGAAACCTTAACTATAATACTCAGGTAGGACTTTGCAATTATTTATATAAAAAGAATTTACCTGTTTATTGTACCTTAGATTTCAATGAGAAGTGGACGGCTTTAATTAAGCAGATACAGGGAGATAAGATTTATTACTTCAAATGTTTTCACGATTACCCTGAGAACATTATGGAGCAAATAGCTTTAGAGTACGGACATTATGAAATGTATTTTACTGGGGACTTCGCGGGTAATTCTAATAACCAATATACCAACGACAATAGTAAAAAGACTGCCTGGAAATTAGCCAGAACCTTGTATAATGAAGCTTGTGTTAAGTTGTATAAAAGAAAGGCACACGAGCAAGAAAATGCTTATGCAGACTTTTCAGCCGTACCGACCAACGGGAATATAGGCATAGCACAAAGCAGGACAATAGTAAACAGGCTTTTATTTAATTGGGGTGAAAGGGTAATGTTTGACAAGGTAGAATGCAGGGATTTAATTAATGATTGCAAGCGAATAGAGGCTACCTCGCAGGGAGGTATCAATAAAGAAGAAATGAATCGAAAGAATATTTGTCACTGGTTGGATTGTCTCAGGTATGACCATTCTTATTTTCATTATCAGGATTTTTTACAATTAGGTTAGTATCAAAATAAACAGGCAGCGTAAAGATGGAAGATAATCCTATATTTGATTTTTGGAAAGGAGAAACAGAAAACAGATTCTTTCTTACTGATGAAGAAAAAAAGAATCTGTTTATTGCTAAGAAGTATATTAAAAACTCTAAGCCTGCACCTTCACACATAACTGACCTTTTAGATTTGCATTATAGAGATTTACTTACAAAATACCCGTCTCGCAAATGAGCTACATCGAACAAATAGTAGGACTATCAGGAACAACAGACCCAGCACCGCAAGCGGGTGTAAGGTTAGTTAATACGCTTCCTATTATTTCAGATTCATTTGCTATTGCTATTGCTAAACTAGACGATGCTAGTCCAATAAATGACGTTTGGAACAGGACAATAGAAAACGCTGAAGCAAAACTAAATATAGATTTGTACAGCGAACTAATGAAAGATTTAAGGTTCAGGCAAATGATGGCTAGAACTACTAACTTTGGTTATTCTTCGGGTGCAAGTAGAGTACAGAGTGAAAGATGGGAGGGGGCAAGATTCAGGGCCAACAAACAAGAGAATACCAAGCTATCAATCAGACAAATTTATGTATCAGGCACAGGCTCTTTTAATTGGAAGATATTCGATTTAACTACTAATACTATTTTATTTCAATCCTCAACCCCTACAGTAATAACAGGAGAAGGATATATAGATATTAAAAAAGATATTCCTTTATCTAAATTACAGAATGATATTTTAGTCGCTGTAGATTGTACCAATATAGACTTAAACCCTATTGATGGCAACAAAGGTTTCTTCTCAGACAATTGCGGTGGATATAATGTTTCGGTAACCTCTGGTTATATCTTTGAGGCACAAACGAAAGTTGCTGCTAACTTTACCACATCTAACTGTTATGTTCATGTAATAGCCGAAATATCAAGCGACATGAATAGTGTAATAGAGCAGAACGTAGATTTGTTCAGAGAATGTGCCTGGCATTTGTGCGGACATTTGCTACTAAGTGAATCGTTAAGTACCGATAAATTTAACTGGTGGACTAACACAAACAGGGTTGTAAGAAGCGATGAGGCAGACAGGCAATACAATGAATACCACGAGTATTTATGTAAGCTAGTACAGCCTATTTTAATGCGTTTAAATACGACGAATATAGTAGAAGACAAAGACGTAACAGAGAAGCTAGGCATTCATACCGCTAGTTTATTGCCTAGTGAATATTATTTAAGAAACTATGAAGTATTAAATTCACAAGATTATCCAATGTATTGATATGAAAAAATATAGAATAATGTGTTCCGAAACAGTTGTCGTAGAAGTAAAAGGCATTTTAAAGTTAGGTGTAGACCTGAATGGGAACGATAGCGTGTCGTATCTTTATAATGAAGACAAGCAAATTGTAGCAGTAGTGCCAAAGTCTTGTTTAATCTATGCTATTGACTAATCAATTTATAATAGTTACCTTAGGGTTTATTATAGCAATAGGGTTTTCTTTTTGGTTAGGTTGTAAGATTGATAAATTTATAGATAAGATATGAAACCTTTAGAATTTTTAATAGACAACCCAAACAATCCTTATACTGAAAGCGTAAGGGAAAAGTACTCTAAAATGTCGCCACAGGCTCAAGAACGTTTTCAAGGCATTGTAAGAGAAGTAGAATCTAAAATTATCGAAGACTTATTCTTTAAATGTCCGGTAGAAAATGTAGGTAAAAACGCATATTATGATTCAAATAATAACACCTCTCGACAAGATTCAGCAGACCCTAAAGAATCTGAAAGATGCTGAAAATGCTATTCCTGAGATTATATTTGAGGGTGCTAAGAAGTCAGCCGATGCAGTAAGAGACAGAGTAGAGGGGCAAGGTTTAGCAACTAATGGAAGTTTTTTAGATACACCTTCAAGTAACCCAATTGGCAGATATGGACAAAGACACGGAAAAGAAAGACAAGAAAAAGGATTGCAAACACAAATCGTGTCTCTTGGCTTCACAGAACAAATGTGGAACTCATGGACAGAAGAGCAAAACGGACTTGAAACGGGTGTAGGTTTTGATAATGAAGAGGCAAGGTTTAAGGCTAAAGCAAATGAAGACTTATACGACACGCCAATATTTCCACCTTCCGAACAAGAGATTAAAGACGCAGGTAAGTTTATAATGGATATGTTTAACGAAAAGATGAAACAATAACGGCATGTAGCTCAGCTTGGGAGAGCAACGTACGAGAGGGTCAGTAGAGTGCGCGCTTTATACTGATGAGGTACTACGAAGGTCGGGCGGTTCGATTCCCCCTGTGTCGACAAATAAAATTTATGTACTTAAAAGACCAAATAGCACTAATAGACCAGCAGATAGGCTTACAACTGCCTAAAGAATGTGGCATAACTGACAGATGGAACGTGAAGTATCACGGCCTTTGTCGGGAAATGACTATTCAGAACAACCTAAGAGATGAAAAGGGCAATAAAGCACTATTGGGACTGATTGGAGAAGATGAAGACGGAAAGTTTTACAAGGTAACGATTGACGACCAGTACGATGTACAAATTATGCACGTACCACAATCAAATACCCCCTCTATTTTTCTTACATGGGGTTCTTACTATGAAACCAATCTGAACTATGAAATGAAATTAGTTTACATTGGCAAAAAAAAGACAGTATTTGAGAGAATAAAGAAAGCTTTAGAAAACACACCTGATACGCTTTTCAGACGTGCTAATTATGATACTGAGTCAGTGATGCGAAATGATGTAAAGATACAAGTCGGCACAGATAAAAACTACCCGCCCGAATACTGGGCATTTACTATTTATTACGGAGTTAATGAAATTGAACCTATAATTGAAGATGAAGAATGATTCATATACTAGAAAACACATACAAACACCCTGCCAGAAATTGGATGGTCACTAAGTTTTTTATGCAAACTTTTGGTAAAATCTATCAAAGAAGAATTGGAAACAATTTTCATCGCAAGAACAGACTAAACCCTAATTTATGAATAGCATTTTCAAAGAACTATTAGACAGTGGAAGAATAGACCCGAACCCTATTTTTGAGTGTACGAGTGACGGAGTGACAAGAAAGGCGTATAAGTTTGCAGACGGACACGTAATGATGTCACAAAGCAGATTTGAGGATATAGGGGAAGTGATGAAGGCTTATTCTGCCTTTGATTTAGAGTATGACGATGTAAGTTTATATTTTGGCATAGTAAAGAATAACTTAAAACGGGCTATGTCTGACTATAGACATGATGCAGATTCGGCAATTGAGTTGATGCAACAAGTCTTAAAGTATACCGACGAAATAGAAGCGAGAAGAGAATTTAAAGTACCATTAGCACAAAGTTTTGATTTGTTAAGTTTTGGAGCAATTGAAGAAGATGAAAACCCTTTGGTTTATAACCACGCTTATAACAAAGAGAAGGTAAAAAGGTGGAAAAAAGATTTAGACGTTGAAAAAAAAAGGATATTCTTAATAGAAATGCTACCGAGATTTCCAATCTTTTCGCCATTGTTAGAGCTGGGTTCCCTCAAATCTTTGACGGTTCAAGCGATGTTGGAAAATACCAGCTTACAGATTCTATGGCATGGACGCGGCATGAGTGGTCTCTCGCCAGAGATAGTTGGTATTTTGGAATCTCAGATGGAAAAATCGAAACTAGAGATAGATTACTTAACGGAACTGTCGAGGATTACCACAGATACGTAAACCAGTGGATAACAGATAAGAAGAATAAGGCTAAGAAGCCACAACCGCAGCAAGAATGGCAGACATAGTATATGAGTATATATTTCGGGGAGTGCCACAGTTTCAAGACGTACAAAATGAACTTCTTGAAATTATTACGCTTAATGAAAAACTAAAACTACAGGATACTCAGAACAGGCAAGCCGCCAAAGAAGCCGCCGCCGCAAGAAAACAAGCCGCAGAAGAAGCCAAACAAGCAGTAATAAGCCAGATAAACGCCGAATTGGGAATCAAGAAAGGACTTGAAGATCAGATAGGTATTATTGAGCAGCTACGCCAAAGAATCAAGATTTTAAAATCTGAAAGAGAGTCAGCCAATAACGTAGAATCTATTCTCACCTACAATAAGGCTCTACAAGCAAGTCAAACCGAACTAAATAAGCTAACTGGCGTAACTGATAAGTTTCGCGGGTCTAATGGCTTCTGGCAGGATTTAAAAGGGCAAATATTTGCAGCTTTAGCTGTTGGGCAAGTGGTAGAATGGGGCAAAGCATTGGTTACTAATGAAGCCTATTTAGAATCTCAAAGACTAGCTTTAAGGAACGTAATTAAATCGCAGGAAGATTACGCAAATAGCTTAGCTTTTCTCAATAACTTATCCAATAAATACGGGCAGGATATAACCGTATTGACACAATCGTATAAAAGTTTTGTTGCAGCATCTGAAGAATCTGGACTTTCATTAAAAGAAAGAAACCGGATTTATGAATCTATTGTAAAAAGTGGGGCAGCTTTAAATCTGACTAACGATCAGATACAGGGCTCTTTGAATGCGGTTGCTCAGATGTTCTCTAAGGGTAACGTACAGGCGGAAGAACTAAGAGGTCAATTAGGGGAAAGGTTGCCAGGTGCATTCGGATTAGCCGCTAAAGCATTAGGGGTAACGGAAAGTAAGCTAAATGACATGCTAAAGCAAGGGCAAGTCTTAGCGAAAGACTTACTCCCTTTGCTTGCTACTGAACTGGAGAAAACCTATGGAAGCAAGGCCGCTAACAATGTCAATACGCTGGCGGGCGCATCTAATAGATATTTTAATGCAGTAAAAGAGTATTTTGGAGAAATAAATAAGAATTACGGTATTACACAAAAGTTCGTCGCTAGTTTTAACTTTCTGGCTGACAATTTAGGAGAGGTAGTTAATGTACTTGGCACTGTTTTAACCACACTAGGATTATATATAGCCTCAACAAAAGCCGCAGGGGTAGCAAGTGCCGCATGGACTGCCATAGAGAAAATAGGGTTAATTGTAAGAGGCGAAGCTATATTGGCTACTGAAGCACTAACGGGTGCAACAATTGTACAAACAGAATCTCAAATAGCCGCTACGACTGCCGCCAAAGCCTTTAATAGTGCCTTACTTTCCAATCCAATTGGATTAGCCGTTTTAGCGATTGGCACACTGGTAACTGCATATCAGTTATACAATGCCGCTCAAGAAGATGCCACAGAAGCGCAAGAGAAACTTAATAAACAAATAAGTGATGCAATTGCGCCCTTAGAACTTCAAAAAAGGGAATTTAATCTTTTGGCTAACGAGGTATTGAAAGGGGTTGTGCCACTACAACAGCAATACGAAACATTAGAAGCTCTTAAAAAGCAATATCCTGACCTTTTAAAAGGTATATCTAATCTTACAGAGGCCGAAAAGGTGCTGAATGAAAACAAGATTAAAGTAAACGCGCAGGATGATTATAGATTAGGAAAGTTAGAGCTATTAAAACAGAAATACCCAGAACAGTTAGCCGGAATTAACAACCTGAAAGATGCCGAACAGAAACTAAGCGGTATACTAAAAGAGGTTAATGCGGATTTTGCTGTAAGGGCTTTGTTGTTAGAGGCAGATATTAAATATAATATCAATAAAGAAAAAGCAACTAATCTGATAAAAGACCAGATTACGGCCGAACAACAATTAGGCAATGTAAGAAAATCACTTGCAGTAGAGTTAAAGAATAACCTGGAGGGGCGTGAGGATTTGATAGCGGCATTAAAAGAAGAGCAGAAACAATTAGAGGGAACAATCAGGGCGCAAAAAAACGGAGTCGTAAACTTGATAGGGGTTAATCAAAGTCTTACTAAATTACAAGACGATCAGCGAAAGAAGCTAAAATATAATTATGACGAAGAAGTAAAAATAGTAAAGGATGGCGAAGGTAAAAAGTCTAAAGAGAAAATAGATTCGGCTAAAACCCTAGCTTTGATTCAGGAAAAATCAGATAACGACGCCTATGAAAAAACGCGCGCAACAGAACAAAAAACACTTTCCCTACAACGTGATATTGACGTTCAACGTATCAAGGATTCAAAAGCAAGTGCAGATAAAAAAGCGGCTCAGATATTAAAAGTAGAAGAGGAATACTTCGCCAAATCCTCGCAACTGACTAATAAATATGATACACAGGAAGATAAAGAGCAGGATAAATTAAGAAAGCAAAGACTAGACTTTCAAAAATCGTTCGACGACAATGTTATCAAATCGAAAGAAAGTCAGGCGGATAGAAGCGTTAAGATAGCAGGGAAAGAGAAAAAAGAACTTGATGCCTTAGACAGAAAGGCGGCTAAAGATTCTAATGAATTACAAGTGCAAAAGAACGAATTGGCTGAAAAGCTAAGGGTATTAGATTTAATAGCCAATGCAAAGACCGCAAAAGAAGTAACTACCATTCAAAGGACTGAACAAGAAAAACAATTGAGGGACTTAAAAGAACATTATGCCTTAAATCTTCAATTGGCAAATATTCGTCTTAGTCAGATAAAAGAACAGTACGGTGAAGAATCGGAAGAATACAAGAAACAAAGAAACGTCGTAATAGGGTACGAGCAGAGTTTTGTAGTCGTTTCTATTTCCTTGATTGATTTTTTAACAGAAAAACAAAAGCAAGCCTACAAGACCAGAGCGCAGGACGCGCAAGAAGCATTGGGCTTTATATTAGACGCTACCGAAGCATTTGGAAGTCTATTAGAGAAAACGATAGACGATTCTATGACTGATACCAGTAATTTGGTGCAGCAGGAGAACGCTAAAATAGCCAAAGAAACGCTCAATTCGTTTAAAAACATAATTAGCGGAATAGGGCGTTTGGCTTCTGGGGACATTGTGGGAGGTGCAATAAGTTTAATTGGTGGATTGGTTGAGGGCATTAACTCTTTAGGCAATAGCGCGGAAAGGTTAGCCGAGGCAAGGATGCAACAGTCTATTGCTTTGCTTAACGAGTACCTGACAGAAGTACGTTCGGACATAGACGAGATAGTAAGTTATTTTGACAAAATCAAAGAAGTATACAATTTGGCTAATGATGCTAAACTTCCTGACTACGGCGCAAACAGTGCAAAGGAAGCGATTGAAAACGAAATCAAGAGGGGTGAAGCGATACAGGAAAATTACAACAAAGCGGTTGATGCTGAAAACAGGTTACACGAAACCACCATTGCTAATATCAATGATAAGTACGGCAAGCTAGAAGCGAATGAAGACACCTATCATAATACGCAAGTACAAAACATTGACGATGCCTATGCAAAGGACGTAAACAAAGAAAAAGAAAGGCATGACACTGCTATTAAAAATATCAACGATCAGTATGATTTAGAGGTAGCAAAAATCAATGCTAAGTATGATTTAATCAGTACAAAGGCCGAACAGCAGTACAATAAAGAGACTTTAGCAATTACTAGCGCAGGTACTGCACAGTTAGAGGCTTTAATAAAGAACGAACAAAGCCTAAACAGTGTAAGAGAGGAATTTGCAGCCAAAAGGCAATATATTAATGAAACTTTCGCATTAGCCAATAAACAACTAACCGCCGAATCTAGTCAGGCAGAAATAGACGCGGTAAATGCAGCAATAAAGGCCAGAGATTCCGCGCTCGCTGAACTACAGAGCCAGTACAATGACGAATTAGTATTAATTGCCAACGCAGAGGGGCAAAAAAGAAAGGAATACAGCGCAACCGAATTGATTCAGAAAACGATTCGAGAAAATCTTGATAAAGCCGCTTTGAAATTTGAAGCAGACGAAATTCAACGGACTAAAGACAGGACGGAAGAAATAGTAAAAGCCGAAAAAGACAAAAATACAGCCCTTTTAGCTGAAACAGCAATATATAATACTAATCTTGTTGCTTTAGAAGTAACCAAAAATAAAGACTTACTGGATGAAAGTATCAGGCATAACACTGCTATATTTGATATAGAGGCTAAAAGAAGAGTAGATACGGAACAGGCAGTAGCTTTGCATAATGACACACTACAAAAGCTAGCTATTGACAAGGATACTGCTATCGCCGAAAGTGCTGTGCGGCTAACAACTCTTTTGCAAATACAAGCCCTATTGATAGAACAAGCCCTAGCCAATAGCGCAGCAAAAGGAACAGAGGCATATCAAGCACTTGAAGCAGAATTGCAACGGGTAAAGGCATTGTTGGAACAAATAACAGGAGGGACATACACCCCTTTCAATCCTTTCCCTGCTTTTCCTCCAGGAGAAATTCCAGTCCCGCCAATAATACCGCCTTTTGACCCTATTACAGTACCTAGAATTGCTAAAGGGGTTGATAGATTGCCAAATTATAGCGGGGTTATAGGCATAGACACACAACCGGCTATGTTAAATACAGGCGAAAGGGTTATGACTACCGAAATGAATGACGGATTAAAACAGTTTTTCGGCAAGGATATGACTAATAAGCAGCTATTCAATTACATCGTCAATCCTAATTACGAGTATATTTCTAACATAGGAAAAGTAAAGCCTAGTGGGAATAAAGACGTAGTGGATGCGCTAAATGGAGTGAAAAAAGAATTTGGCAAACTAGAACAGGTTAAAATTATTATGAACAATGGCGTACCTGATATAGAAAAAAGAAGTTCAGACAGAATGATTAAAAGAATAAGATTATAATGTACACCTTTTACCTAGATAATACACAAGTAGCTGAACCGGAATCATTTACTAATATCAATTTTGAGAAATTGAGAAATAGTAAATACTTCGGGTTTATCTTGCGTAATGTAGGACGGGTATTAGGAGCAGGACAAATTAAATTCACAGAAGAAAAGGCTGTAGCCATTCTCAAAGCAGCTAAGAAAAAATACGGATATGGCGCACAGGTTAAATACCGAGTTAATTACATGGATGCGTTCGCCTATGAAGGTACGGTGGATTTCTGGAATAGTGAGTGGTACGCCGAAAGCGTAGTAGTAACTTTTACGGACGGTTCACCTACGGTTAAGTTTCTAAACAATACGACTAAACGTTATCAGATAACGCCAAATACTTTTCAAACTTTATCCTCTACGGGAATAGTAGGAAAGACGACACACAAGATAATTGACAGCCTGACGACGTTTAAAAAGAAAACTAAAAACCCTGTTAATTATTCGCACCCTGTACCATTTCAAACGGCTGAAGGAAGTTCTAACTCTAGTGTAAACCCTATTATTGACTTTAGCCAGATATTGCCACTTTATACTAATAGCGAAGAAAAGAAAAAGGTTTCTATCAAAGCGGCTATTTACTTTAATGTAAAAACGAGCAATGGCGGTGATTTTGTTTTAAAGCTGAATGATTTAATTGTACAAGAGTTTGCCTCTGATTTAACACCGAGCGATGAAATAGGTATTATAGACAAAACTATTACCTTAGAACCTAACCAGACGATTACGATAAGTATTCAGTCTGTTGTAGATAGTTCAGACACACAGTTTATTTACGATGCTGAATTATCTACACTTTCAATCAACGAGATAAAAGATAATTTAGCAGATACCCAAGTCCCTGTTATTTCTAGCTACGACTTGATTAGTCAGTTAGTTAATAAGACTTCTGAAGGCTCATTGACTTTACAAAGTACGTTCTTAAAATCACTAAGCCACGATTGGACAAACGGGAGAAACCTAAGAGGGGTAAGCGACGTAATTAATTGCTCTTTTGATGATGTGTACGAAGATTTAAATAGAATGTATTGTTTGTATTGTACAATTGATAAGGATAAGATAGTAATTGAGAGACGAGTAAATATAAAAAAGTTAGGCAAGAAAAGCAATTTAGATAGAAATAGAATCGTAGGAGAGGTTAATACGCCTAATACGGATATGTTATTTTCTTCTGTCATCGCAGGGTACAAGAACTGGCAGGGGGATGCGGCTTTATCTAATCAGGAGGTAAACGCGCGGCTAGAATTTCAGTCTAATTTGTTTGGCATTGAAAATGTGCTAAATTTGGAATGCAATTGTATTGCTTCGGGTATATTGATAGAAGAGATACGGCAATCACAATTCGGCAAGGTCAGTACAGATCAGCAGAAGAAATACGACGACACATTAGTAAGTTTGATACCTAACGATGGAACGGGTAAATATATTAGCTCAGGTTTGAATCAGGATTTACGAAACCTATCTATCCGGCCAAGACAAATGATGCTGAATTGGGCGGCAGTACTAGGAGGCTATTTGTATTGGGAATTTACAAGCGGGCTGGGAAATTATAAGGCTTCGATAGATTTAGAAATACAATCTAAAACGATTGATAGCTTTGGCAATGTGATAGGGTCGGCTTTTTGGGATTTATCGTACCAATGTGAACTTTCAGAATATAGCACTATAGGGGAAGTAATAAGCTGGTTAGATACGCACGGAGATTTACAAGAGCAGATACTTTGGCAGGCACAGTGGGCGACAGGTAATAAAACAATGGTAATACAAGGAATGGGCAATGAGACACTTTGAGAATTTTATTCGTAATTATAACGCTGACGACACAATCGACAGACTTACTAATCTTTTTGAACCAAGAGAGCCGAGAATAGGTATGTTGGTACAGAAAGAGGGAGAAGTAATAAAATTCTTTACGCCAAAATCTGACTTCGGAACTACGAGACTAGAAAATCTACAAGTAGGCTTATACGGTGAAGCGTTCGACGGATGTACAAGTTTAGGCAATCAGATTCTAAAAGAAAATATAGGGTTCCTAAGAAAGCAACAATCCGAGTTTTTCTATGACATGGTGATTAAAGTAAATAATGCGCCTACCGCAGATACATGGAAACAATTCGCTTTATACAGACCTAACGGGCAGCAATTATTAGGCACTTTTTCAAGCCAGCAGACGGACTTAGATAAATATATTTTAGAATTAAAAGATTGGCTAGAGAATTACCCTCATACCTTAGTAAATGTTTATAAAGACGGAAATCTTTTAAATATCAAGATAAAAGAAAATGGCAATTTCAGAATAAGAAACGAAGAGATAACCGTAGGAATAGGCACAGTAAGTGTATTAAATGAAAATAGTCCTACTTTAGTCAGACAATTCATTAATACTTACAATAGACCCGCTTACAATACCTCAGATTTAGTAATTGGTGGCGACGTAACAGAAGGCAATGTGTATACTTTAGGGACTACCGTTTACACTGCCACTAAAAATGATACGGCAGCAACAGTAAAAACGGCTTTGTTAGGCGACAATTCAAAGGTAGTTATCAATGTAGGGGATAGCGTGCCGATTAATGCCGTAGTAGGCACTATTCGCACAGTAAATACGAATAACCCTACTATTAATCTACTATATGAAGATACGCTAAGCGGGAATGATAGATACGTTGTAGAAGTTAGTAACGTGCAAAAAGGCAATATATTCCAAATTGCCAGAAGTGGATTAAGCCCGCTAACAAAACAAGCAGGTGACACAGACACCAAAGCGACAATTGAAGCCTATTTCAATGCTACGGGTGGATTCTTAGTAGTACCCACAGGGACAACATTAACAGAGAGCGCAGTAGCAGGGGTTAGGGTAGATGCAAATACCAACAGCCCGACCATAGGGATATCCAATACGGTTCTTACGCCCGCACAAATGACAGACAAATATAAAATGTTTGTGGGAACGAGTGTAAGAAAAGGAAATAAGTTTTACTTGAACGATTTGGTAGTAACGGCTACTGAAGACGATACCTATTTAACCATTGCGCAAAAGTTAAACCTAATAGACGGATTGTACTTCGAGATAGTACAAAACGGAGTTTTTGATTCGTATGCCGAAAGAGGTTCTGCTTATGACGAAGACAATATAGCGGACGTTCAAATTTTATCCTCTCCTATTATGAGAAGGTCTTTGCACTACCTATTTGAAGCAAAGATGCCAACAGGATTTAGAAACAGACCATTACAGATTTCAGTAAGTGAATACTACAAGGACGAACTGGGTATATTTATTTTTGTTAAGCTATTGACTGTTTCTAATTATTTTACAATAGAAGAAAACCCACAAGAAACTGTTTTGCTTAGATGTTCTGATTTAGGAGAAGTATTTGGATACCAGTATTTCGAGCAAGGGATTAACCAGCAAATACGTGTACCTATTTATCTGAAAAATGATGGATACGAAACTACACAGGTCGAATCACAAAGCGTAAACAATGCCAGCGTATTAGGAAATATCCAAATGCGCAGAATGTACAACTTTGACATAATGGCGCACCCTAGCTGGTTTCATAGGGCAATGCAATGTTGGATGCGCAGCAGATTTGTATTTCTGGACGAAAAGAAAATAACCTTGCAAACTTACGAGACGGGAGAAGATAGAGGGGCAAAGAAGATACAGCCCGCTAACGGCACATTGTATGAAGATAGGTACTTAATGAAGAATTTCGGGAAATTATTTCTGTCAGAAGACAATTATAAAGAAAAATTTTCTGTGATTACAAACTTTAAGAGTAAAATAATTTGTATAGTGTTAAAAAATGATTTATTTTGTCAAGAGATACTGGAAGACGGAGAAGTTTTTATTCCGGTCGGCGAATATAAGTGGCGTGCATGGGTAGGTGGCGCAGTTGGTGATACAGTAGATATGCAAATTTACCACAACGGAACGAGAATACATTATGTGACTTTGTTTTGTGGCAGATGGAATAAATTAGAATCTTTAATCAGAGTTTACCCGCGCGACGAATTGTTGTTTGAGGAAATGAACGAAGACAGGGCGGCAGGGATTACAGAGATAGACACCACACTAGAAACAACAATTCCTTACGACAGTGTAGAATATATAAATGAGATAGGCGGAGACGAAGAGTTAAACGGATATGTAGCACCCTTTGTGCCTCAACCTCTGGACACTTCGGGCGACTGGCGGACAAGAGTAGATGAGAATACGGACTTATCAGAAGAACGACACACTGAAGAAGGGGATATTTGGATAGTAAAATCAATTACAACATAATGGCTTACTTATACAGACAAGGATTAAAGGTAGTAGGAAACCGTGATAGAAGTATCATTACGCCTGATACTACGCCGCCTGTGGTAGGCAGTTGGAGGGAAAGGGTTGACGGAGTAGGCGAAAATAGCCAATTGATTTTTGAGAAGTGGGATGGCACAGTATGGGAAATTAAACGAGCAGTTTCATAATGGCAAAGAAATCTAAAAACATGGAAAACGAAGACCTAGTAAACGAAGAACAATCACTTGAAGCGCAAAAGGAATCTTCTAAAAAAGAGCCGAAACAAAAGCCTGTGAAAATGTCAGGATATGACCTTAACGGCGGAAGAGTCTATTTTGATGCTCCTGGCAGGGCCGATGGCGATACTTTCAACGTAACAGTAAACGGTAAGCATAAAAAACTTACTATTGAAGGTGAAAAAGCAGAATACGCCGCAGATTGGAGTTTCAAAGAGTTTCCAGCCGTAGAAATTAAAGACTAATGGCAGTAAATTCCGCACAAATAGACGAAGGTCATTATCAAGGTTCTGCCGAAGTTATCGTTAGTTGCGATGAGGCAGACGGTACGGATATTTTAGTCTATAAGTACGTGAACGACGTAGCAACTTTAGTAGGTACGGCTCAACTAGGAAACGATACAGGACTAGGAAGCGGATATTCGAGGGTTCCTTTAACGACTAATATCGCTATTGGAAATATACTGATCGCTTACGTAGAAGAGCAGTACAATCAAGGGGGTGACCCTAGAGTAGTATATGAACTAGCGAACGGAGAAAAGACAGGATGGCAGAACCCTAGTGTAGTTTCAGAAGTTGATACAGAAATATCATATCAGGAGTATACACAGCAGGGAGGCTTAGAGATAGCAAGCGTATACGCACCCGAAGAAAGTATTAATAATACGGTTAATAGAAACGGCGACCCGCCTAAGCAATTTGCCGACGCTACTTTAATATTAGCTTATACAACGGCCGATTTAGGGGCAGGGGTAGTGAATGTATGTATAGCGACAATCGGAGGTTTTAACAATGCTTTAGGGGCAGCTCGTGTAAGTTGGGACGGCGGTGCATTAGAACAGGTTTATCAAAAGACCTATGTAATAGCTGATAATGGCGCGCATACGGTAGAGGTGTTTCCTGAAACGTTGAACTACGAAACAAAAGAAATAGATTTTACAATTAACGTAGCCGCCGGAACACCCACACCAAGCGCAGGAAATATCAACGCCCCTTCGTACGAAATCAATCCGGTATCAAACAGGCAATTATCCTTATTTTGTTATTCGGATTATCAGATTGAAAGCAGGGTAATAGGTTTAGGCGACGGGGTACACGGTTCAGGCGTATTTGTAGCCATGACAGGATTTACTGGGGGGAAGTGGCAGCAACCTATTCCATTTCAGAACGTACCGAATGCGAACTATAATGCAGAGTTCAGGGTACAAGGCACACTAGGCGTTGTTACGCTTGTGGTTAAGATTAATTTTTAATAGTATATACAATAAATAAAACAATAAAATGACATTACAAAATTTATTGGCTACTAATCTGGCAGGAGCAGGAGCCTTATCGACAGGCCAAAATAAGACAAGTAACAATATCGTTGCTATGGCTATTATCAATAAAGGCGTTTTGCCTGCCGTTGGTGACCCATATACTTTTGTCGGTGAAGAAACTGTAACCGTAGACGGCGCAAGCATCGCGGCTATTTGTCAGGATTTGGCCGTTTTTAATCAAGCCCGTTGGTTGCCAAATGGTAGCATAAACGGTTCACAAGCCGAGACGGTTAATATTATGGAAGGTCAGATTTACGGCCTTGACCCTGCCGATGCTACAACCGGAGAAATTTATGAAGCATTTACGATAATGTTTAAAAACTATTATCAAAATCGTGCCGGACTGAATGCCATCAGAAGCAGACCCCGTGATTGGGATATTGTTTTGTTTACCAATAATACGGCGGAAATCTACAGACGTGCAGACAATAGCACGGTAATTACCAAAATCGCAGACACCGCAGATGGTAGTAACACTACGTCAAGAAAAGGTACGATTGATTTCATGGCTAGAGGGTTAGACGGACAAGTAATTCCATTGGAAGGCATCAGAAGAGACCAGCTAGGAGAAGTAAGCAATGAACGCTTTAGTTTAACATCTGGAGCAGACACTAATCTAACGGCCGGAACTTGTAGCGGGGAATATCACAGATGGGTAAGAGATACGACTAATACTATCTCAACGCTAGCCATGACACCCTCTATTACCGGAGCTTGTATGAGTTATTCTTTGAACCGACTTACAACACAAGGTGTATTTATACCGTCTACCGGTTCTACCTATGCGAGTATCAATACAGTAACCGGAGTAGTAACTTTTCCGGCGGCGCACGTTCTAGGTGCTACGAAATACGTGGTTGTACTTCAAAATGAAGTAGGCGTTCACGCAGAATATTATCTTGAAGTAAATATCGCTTAACACTAAAAGGGGGTTTATTCCCCCTTACTATAAAATGCTTGATTTCGAGAAAATAAAGAAGTATCTTAAATGCGACCAGAACGGACTACCTTTAGACAAATCCTTGTTTCATGCAGGGTATGACAAGTCCGTTGCGGTAGCAAAAGAGATAAAAGAAGTTTTCTCGGAAGAATATCCTCAATTCATGGTCAAAAAAAGGCCAAAGGAGAAGCAAGAGCATACACAGTACCGGATAGATTTCTACTATAACATAGTAGGGAAGTTCCGCACTAAAGCCCTTTCAATGGTAAGTACGGTTTATCAGAATGACGATTTTTCAGTAATATTTAATAAAGACACGGACTTTAAAGAATTTACCGAGAAGCAGATGTTTGACAATCAGAGTTTGCCTGAATGGTTCTTTAGTGACTGGTCAAAATCGTATATAGATGATCCGAATAGTGTTTTAGCACCTGTCTTTAAGGACTTCGCCAGTACCGATCAGGAATTTAACGAACCGACCTTAAAACTGTTTTCATCTGAAGGAGTAATCCAACTCAACAAAGATATAGCCGTTTTAAGAGGAGACGAAAAAACATGGATAACGGTAACGAATGACAAGCAGACAGGCAAACAAAAAGTGGGAAGGAATCTTTACTTTTATGATAGAGATTCCTTCATTATTGCCAAACAAACGGGTATTACCTACGGCAATGACAACACTAATTACACGTGGCAGATTATCGGGCAAAGTATTTTTGAGCTAGAGGGTGAGTTTTTTGATTTTGAACCTTTCCAAACCAATACTAGCAAAGTTCCTGCGCAAAGAATCGGACGTATTTTAGGCGACAAGATAGACGGCGAAGTTCAGCTATACAGAAGTGAGTTATCCGACGCTTTGCCATTCTTGAAAAAGATATTGATGCGTGCGAGTGATTCAGAAATTGAGTTTCTACTTCACATTCATACGATTGAGTGGTATATTACCACCAAGCACGAATGTAAAGAGCCTGGTTGTCATAAAGGATATATAGATAATCCTGGTTGGACTACTAATTCAGATGTACCGCCTAAAATCAAGTGTAGAAAGTGTGACGACAAAGGTTTCCCGCTAAACGGCATGGAAACGATTGTACATACCATAGATGGAGGCAGTCCTTTAGATTCAAAAAACGGCGCATTATCTGGCCCTTTCATGGGCTATGCTGAAAGAAACGTACAGACTGTACAGGAGTTAAGAACTGAAATGGCAGTCAATGAAGCGGCAGCGTATAATTCTTTAGATATGCTTTGGCTTTTCCAGACTCCTTTAAATACGAGTGGAAAATCGAAGGCTTACGACAGACAAGAATGGTATAGACGCTTATCAGATGCCAGTATGCACATCAATAAGCAAATGGTATTCTGCTATGAAGGGGCGGCTAGTTTCAGATACGGAGTAATAGGGAATATTGAACGGATTTTGCCAGTAGTAAATACCCCGCAGGATACTTTCGATATAACCACAGACGTAGAAGTAAGAGACGAATTAGTTGCATTAGATGCCATAGGTATAGACGGCAATCTATTCAAGAATCTAGAAAATAACTGGTCTAAGAAGCGTTTTGGCAAAGAATCGAATATTACTAAGCTAGTAGATTTAAAGATGTTTGTAGACCCGTTTGTAAGCGTTAGACGCAACAAAACACAGGTATTAGATTTGGCTATTTTCAACGAAATTAAAGTATTTGGCAAGGATAATCCTAAATTAAAACCTGTACTACAAAAGTACTATCTTTCTAAGTATCTGGATTCTATTATCAGGGATTTACGAATAGAAAATGATAATTTCCTAGACCTTGATAGAAACCTTCAGATTGAGAAAATAAATACTAAGTTACTAGACTACGTACCAGACACAATTAGTGAAGAAGTATATACAACGATAAAACAAGAACCTGCCGTCGACGTAGTTAATGACAATCAGGCGGCATAAAAAATAAATTATCATGACAGAGAATCAAACTCCAGAGGTTGTAGAAGAAGAGACAACCGTAGTAAAGAAAAAAGCACCAGCAACTAAAAAGGCTGTAAAATCAGAGGTTGTAGAAGGAGAGATAGACGATGAAGATGAGCAGGAAGAAAAAGGCACTCCTATTGGTCAGTCAGAAAAAGACTTCTTCAATAGAAAAGACCTTTTAGAGAAAAAGGCACGCATTTATGTAGAAGTGGCTGAGGCAAGGGGAGAAGATGAAAAAGGAAAATCTATTGTGATGTACCCTGCAAAAGAAATAGAGGTACAACCTGCTTACTGGAATACTATCTTGCGAGACAAAGAGACAGGACTACCAATGAAGGAACAAAAGTTGGTAGGGTACAAGATTGAGGAAGGTGGCAAAATGAAACAATATAAATTTAAAGAATAAATATGAAAGTAGGCAACATTATTAACGAGTTCGCAAAGAAGGCGGGTTTGGATACTAACAAGTATAAAGAGTTAGTTGAGGCATTGAACGCAGTTGACAAAGAAATTGACGAAGAAGATGCCACCAAATTACAACAAAGCCTTTTGACCGAATCGGAAGCAGAAAGCCGATTCATGAGCAAACACAAAAACGGTCTTTTAACTCAGGGGAAAAAGGAAGCATGGGAGGATATAGACAAGAATCATGCAGAAATCATTTCTCTTTTGGATACTGAAGATAAAGCAAAGTTTGATGCACTAAAAAGCACCAAAGAAAAAGATAAATTCCTTTTCAACTTCTTTATTGAAAGAAAGATTACCGACAAAGACTCTTTAGCTATCAAAAAAGCACACGACACCTTGTTATCTAAAATAGATACCGACTACACGCCAAACGCTAAGTATAAAGAGTTAGAAGACAAGTACAAACCAAAAGCAGACAAAGCATTCTTTAGCGAATTTGTTTTGGATGCCGTAACAAATAGTAAAATATCTGACACTTTTAAAGCAAACAAAAGATTCAGAACCAATTTAAAAACAGATTTTGATACACTCTTGACAAAAAGGGGCTGGACTGTAAATACTGAAACCGGAGAGTATTTAGACAAGGAGGGCTTACCTGTTTTGAAAGGAAGTGAGAAAATGAGCAATAGCGATATTCTGGACGAACTTATTTCAAGTGACGACGAATATCAGAAAAAGTCTAATGGTAAACCTGCAAGCGGGGAAATAGTGATTGACGCACCAAAGGTGAACGGAAGTAGCCTTGCGGATAATCCAAACTATAAAAACCTTGTGAGGCAGTAATGCTGATTGGCGCAATTTAATTTTTAAAACTTAAAAAACGACAATGGCAAATAATGTAAATTTAGGAGCAGCCAGAGGGCTGTACGCAGCTATCCTGCATACCACTAATAACTATTACCGATTCACTAACGTAGGTACAACAGGAGCCTTGCGAAACCCTGCAAGTAAGGAGATTCAGGACGCAACTAACCCTTGGTTGTTACAAAATACAGGCGGTGCGAATATTGGATATGTAGCAGGAACAAGTAACGGAAGAATTACTTTAACATGGACACCTGCATACGCTGGCGGTTACCGTACTTCACGTGTGGGCGCAGGTGGTGCAGCAGATTCAAACGGTGTTAAAACGATTCAGGCGGCACAAAGTTTGGTTTTCAACTTCGACAAAGTAATCGAGTTTGAAGTAATCCAATCTTTGGCTACGGCTGATTTTTTCTTGGAGCCTTTAACTATCGAGTATTTAGATAAGTTGGAGAATCCGAAAATGATGGTTGATGCGCTTAATGATGGCAAATACACAGGTGTAAGAGCACAATTAGTACGTATTGGTAATGAAATCATGCGCCGTCTGGATAGAGATATGTTAATCCCGATGGACGATGATTTAATTGCAACTTTGGCTACTGGCGTAGGACGTAACGTGGCTTATCCTTGGAACAACACTGATGGCACGTTAAATGCACCAATCACACAGATTTACGCCTTTAAAGCGGATGGCACACCAGACCCTATGTTCTGGAACTATATCCAGAATACTTCTCGTGACAATAGATACCAAGGAAAAGCGATATTTGTTGGGGGTACGGCAATGGCTCAGTATATGCAATTAAAAGAAATTGTTGGTGCCGCCGATACCGGATATTTATTGAACGCTCAGATTGAGAAATTACCTGTACTATGGTATTACGACGCACGTATTGATACAATCTTAGGACAAGACGAGTTTTTGATGTGGGATTCTGGCGCAGCAGCGTTACAAACATGGCTAAACCACAGTTCATACGGAACTGTAAGACAAAAACGCTATGCGAATATGGATTATGGCAACATGAATGTAACTGTAGGTCAATATCGTGGCATTGGCTTAGACGGAAACCTAAATACTAACAACATTTCTTTAGATATGGATGTTCGTATTCTGGAAGGAAGAGACGCAGCCGATTATCCAACAAGCCGTGTAGTACCTTCGATTAACTACGGCGTATTTATGCGTCCTGTAGGTTACTTCACTTCTGATAATACCGATCCGTTATATTACATGACTGGTATTTTCAGAGGAAAACTTTTAACTAGAGCTTAATATCATGGCAACACAGCAAATCACAATTGATGGGTCAAATGGAGTCTATAACGTTTTTAAGGAACGTAGAAGATGGACTATTTACGAATATATCGGTACATTCAGGGGAGAGATTAACGAAAGCAAAGTTTTACTTCGTTTAATCGCTGATAACGAGGTTCGGTTGATTGGGTTTGCTGTAGCGCCTGAAATTACAAACAATCCGTTTATAGGAGGCTTTGAGAATGAAAAGCCAAAGCCTCCTATTCCTGACATAGACCCGCCAAGCGGTGTATTTGAATTGCATATTTTACCCTGCATAGATGAGTACGCTACGCTTAAAATATGGTCTGAAGAACTGACAAAGAAAAATACCGACTTAGTAGAATTTCAGCTATTAACGCATTCTTTGACCTATAACGAAAAAGACGCAAAAGAGGGAAGATTAGCTAAATGCGAATATACCCTACGGGATGCGGGCGGTATGCTTTGGGCAAACATGGTTCAACATAAAGGTGCTAAGGCTGCCGTTTGGGGCGGCACGTGTGGAAACAACCATCCACGACATGAAGACATAGACGGTTTGAAGTATGATTGTAAAGTCTATATCCCTAAAAGAACATTCTTTTTAGATATTAAAAATACGGGAGATTGTGATATTATGCCCTGGGTACATCACCCTGACACAGAACCGAATGAAAACAGGGATATTTACAAACAGACTTTAGGAGTAGGACAAAGTATCACGATTGAAATTCCCTCAAAAGAGTTCAATGGGCCATTTCACAAGAACGCCATTAAAATTAATGCCAATAACGTATAGCTTTTGAAACATAGAAATGCTTTTTGCTGTAAAACTTGACAAATTTTACACATTTAAAAACAAATCTTTATGAAGTACCTTTTATTTTTATTGATTACATTTCAAGCAAACGCACATTTATTAGAAGTCGATTTTAAAAGTTTAAGAGACACAACCGTTACGGATACTATCCCCGATTCGACGATTATAGATTACCACTTAGACATTGCGGGTAAATCTAAATTCAGAGATTCGGTAATAGTAGAAAAGTACAGCGAGTTTAAAGACTCAGCTAGGTTTACAAGTTTAGTAGCAAACTATATAAGAGTAACAAATTTACGAATGCCTATATCTGACGGCGTTTTGAGAATGGCAAACGGTAGTGTAGTTTCTAGCAAAGTATTCAGAAGTGATATTGAAATAGACTACAAAAAGATAATGTTTGGCGGCCCTGATGCACAGGCAAAGGTATCTGAGTCTTTTGTTTATAATGATTCAACCGGAACGCTTTATGTACCTAATATAGTAGTAGGGGAGGGGGCAAGTGAAGAACTATTTTTTGGCAAGAAAATAAGAAAGGTAAAAGAAGACTACAAACTAGAAGACCGGATAGAAACGGTATTGGTCGATACCACAGACAAAGATGTAGCTGTAGAATTATTTCAACCCGAAAAAGAGGGTAAAATATTAACACTTAAAAAGACAAAAGGCAAGCACCGGATACTGATTAAGGGAAAGATTGCAGACAAAGGAAATGATTTACAGGATTTAAAGGTAAAGAACTTTGACACAATCAAATTAATCTGGGACGGGGCAGAATGGCAAAAACTATGAAACTACTTAAATATATATTCTTCTTGCTTCCATTCGTGAGCCTTGCTCAATCAGGGACAGGACACTACGGTAAAATAAATATTAATAACGGTACGACTGTTCCTACTGAACGATTGTATGTAAACGGTACATCCCGATTTATAGGAGCAGTTCAAATGAATGCTTATGCTAACGGATTTCTTACAGTAAATGGTAGTGGCGTATTAGGGGTTTCAACAGGCCCTAGCCCGACCACAGGTGGCACAGGACAAACGGCAGTAGCAACGGGTGACTTATTGTATGGTTCGGCTACTAATGTTTGGTCGAGAAGAGCAATAGGGACTACTGGACAAGTTTTAAGGGTAACTGGCGGTTTACCTACTTGGGGTACGTTTAACTATTCTACAGACGGAACGGGAACTTTAGGGGCTACTTTTGGCGGAACAGGACAAAGTTCCTATGTAGTAGGTGACTTATTGTATGCAAATACTACTACAACGTTAGCAAAATTAACAGATATAGCGACCGGAAACGCACTAATAACAGGCGGCGTAGGAGTTGCCCCTGCTTATGGAAAAATTACACCTAGTCATATTAGTGGTACGTGGCCTCTTGCAAATGGAGGAACCGGAAATACATCTTATACAACCGGAAGCATTCCTTTTAGCAATGGTACTATCCTAACGCAAGACAATGCTAATTTAAGTTGGAATGCTACAACCTCCTATCTGTTGGCTAGAAAAACATCAAGTGATACAACTTATTTTAAGGCAGGAGGAACACAACAACTGATTAGTACTACTTTATACAGATACTATAATCAGATTGAATCGGACGGAAGAAATAGCTTTATCAAGTACAAGAAGATAGGAACTGGCATCCCTTCAGGGACAGTTATTCAAACTACGCTTGATAATGGAAATACCGGATTCGGCACTGGCAGCTATGCAACAAGTGCTGCCAGTAAATTATCTGTAGATGGCACATTTGGCGTTAATGGAGCGATAACTACAGATAATTATACTGGTTACCCTAAAGCAAATGGCGCAAGTCCATGGACGGCTTCAAGTACTATTCCTGCTACTGATATTACAGGAAATTTTGCTAATAGCAGAATCACAGGCACAGACACTCAAGTACAATATATTTCAGGAACTACACAAACGGGTAGTTCAACTTTTACTTTTGACCCTAGTATTACAACTTTAGGCATATCAAGTACTAAAAACGCTAACGTATCTATTGCAAGCAACTTTAATTCAACTTCTAACCTTGCGGCTGGTTCTTATACAGTTAATAATTATCGACACTTCTCGGCAAATCAAGGAACATTTGCTGGGGGTGCTACAGATTATCATGTAGGTTTTTATGCAAACTCTAATTTATCAAATGGGGGCGGATTTGGATTAGGTATAGGATTTCAAAGCGAAATTCCCTTTACTTCGTCTAGTACCTACGGATTATACTTTAATGGTGGCGCAAATAACTATCTAGAAGGCGGCTTAGGAATTGGCACAACTGATATCCCTCAGCATGGCATACATATTAAGAAAAACTTCACAAGCGTTGCTGGAACGAATTATGGCATTCGAGTATTTCCAACTTATACGACAAGTACGGGGCTAACCGTAAGGCTAGTTAATTCTAGTTTAACTTTACCAAGCGGTTCTTCAATCAACAGCCTTTATAATTACTATGCAGAAAGAGGTACGATTGGCGGCACTATAACAAATCACTATGGATATTACGCTTCTTCTACTATTAATCAAGGCAGTACAAGGAATATAGGGTATTATGGAGGATTATCTGCGGGGGCTACAAGTTGGAATTTGTATATGTCAGGAGATGGTGCTAACTATATGGCGGGAGCTTTAGGCGTGGGTACAGATGTACCTACTACGACAAACGGGGGTGTGGATATAGCAAGTGGTGGGATAGGGTTGTCAATAGGTGCTGATAATGGAGCAAGCACAAGAACGGCATCTACTAATAAATTCGGCAGGATAGTAACCCCTACCTATTCAAATAGTGCTATCCCAATGGCTGTGTTAATGGCTACAAGTACAGCCACTGGAGGTGTAATATATGTAGGCGGAACTACGGCAGGATATGCGCCTACACAAATAAGACTCCATACGGCAGCGAACAATACTACTACAACTGGCAATGAGGTGGCTAGGTTTGATAGTTTAGGCAGATTTGGTATAGGCGTAATACCAGCAGGATATAAGATGCAAATGAACACTTCGTACGTAACGCCTTATGTTTCCACTACTAATCAGGGTGACGGATTATTTTTATTTAACTCTAATGCGTCAAGCGTAGATAATAACTTTCAGACATTAAAAATGCAGGTAATGTCTAATGTGGCAAACTCGATAGGATTAATAAACTTAGTACAGCCGCTTTCGGCAAGTGCAAATTCTGCATGGGCTTTTCAGTTAAGAAACTCTGCCGGAAACTATACCGAACCTATGCGTATCGACGGTAGCGGAACGGTAAGTATCGGTAAAGCAGGGGTAGCGGGTACGCAGAAACTAGAGGTAGTAGGGAACGTGCTGGCAAATAGATATATCAATGGCGGATCAGCCCCAACAATTGCTGCAGGCGCAGGTGCAGGAACTACGCCAACTATTTCGGTAGTAGGTAGGGATAACGACTTTAGTATTCTACTGACTACCGGAACGACTCCTACAGGGGCAAATGCTATTATTGCCACTGTGACTTATGCCGGCGGTGCTTATTTAACCGGCTCAATCCCTACGTGTACGGCGGCACAAGGAGCGGGTAGCACTTTCAATGCAGCGTTGCTAACTGGTTCTACTATGTTCTCTGTAGACGGAACTACTACAACAATGGTTTTGTATTCCGGCACAACCGCCCTAACAGGGTCTACCGTTTATAAATTCAATTGCCATTCGGGAGGATATTAATTAACTTTATAACATGAAAACAATACTTCTTTTGCTCATTAGCTTTGGGATATTCGCACAAGTACCCTTAACTAATATTGACTACTCAGTAACTTTGAATGTGGATAATACTTTGAATAAGTATTACAACTTAGGAAGTATTATTCCTAGTGGGGTAAGTGTGAACTTGTCAGCCAACTGTAACAACGCACTTTGGAAATCATCTAAAACCTATAACTTTCAAGCAGGCGGCAATCCTTCGGGGGCATGGCTGAAAGTTGAGCCTACCAATCCAGGTGCGCCGCTAAGTGACTGGGAGTTACAAGTATATTTTTATGCAGACTCTACGCAGATAAGAATTAAAAATATCGCCTCGCATGGCGGCACGGTTCCGGTGACGTTTACTATTGCTATATCTGGTCAAAGTGATGCCAAGTTCATTGCCAATAACGCTACAGGTTCAGACGCAACGGCGCTTAGTTCTTATAACTCACTCAACCCGATTATTATAACCAATTCGTTAGGTTATAAACCCAGACGGCCCGCTACTTATTCAGGGACTACAGACGCAAACGGGGCATATACGGCAACATTTGCCACGCCTTTTACGGTAGCCCCTAATATACAGGCTAGTTTAGTACCGCAATCACAAACGAACCAGTATATTCGGATCAGTTCAATAAGTACGACAGGTTTTACGGTCAATGCCTATCAGTTTAATACTAATAATGTATTGGGGATTATTAACCTAATAAATACGACCAGTAATATTGTAGGAGCTAACATAGACGTTTTAGTAACAGAGAAATGATAATCAAGCAAAACTTTTTTAATATTGTTCGTCAGGAATTTGGCAAACTCAACCAATCACAAGTCGAGGGTTTTGATTTTATATTGGATTCTTTGGCCGAACAGGAAGAAATAAAAGATTTGCGCCAATACGCTTATATCTTAGCTACTATATGGCATGAGACGGCCGCCACGATGAAACCTATTGAAGAGTACGGGAAAGGTAAAGGCAGGACCTACGGCGTGGCTGACCCTATTACAAAGCAAGTTTATTACGGGCGTGGCTATGTGCAAATTACATGGAAAACTAACTATCAGAAGTTTGCTAACATATTAAATCTTAATTTAGTCAATAAGCCTGAATTAGCCTTATTGCCCGAGGTGTCTATGAAAATAGCTTTAATAGGCATGAAAGAGGGCTTGTTTCGCCCTAGTCATACATTAGGGGTATACTTTAACGACAGAAACACCGATTGGATTAATGCCCGTAAGATTATCAACGGCGCAAGACCAGGAGAAAAGTTACCCGACAAAGCAAAAGAGATAGCAGAATACGCACAAAAGTTTTATAAGGCACTTATTTGAACTTGTGCAATTTCGGCACAAGTTGGACAAAATAAAAAAGACCTCCTAAAATAGAAAGTCTTTTCCTGAAGTACTAACCAATAAGCACTATCCTAAACTATTTTTCGTATCCCTACCTACCCTTTATCCGCACTAACAAGCGGGGTTTAAAAGGTGAAAACAAATATAAACTAAAGAATTAGAATAACAAAGAAAATTGCATTTACTATTAATGAGCCGATAGCTATTTTGTTCTTATTTCTGATTTTCTTCTCTGCCCGTTTAATCTGTGTGTCTTTAATCTTTGACGAATCGCTTAATACTTTATTCTGATTGTCTAGCGTCTTGGCAATTACGCTTAACAGGAATCCGGCAGCATTGCAGGAATCACGCTGCCGAAAAGCATTGTTAGCGGCCCTTAATTCTTCTTCTGTAACGGTGAATACCTGTGCTTTACTTCTTACGGGTATTGCGCTTAAAGCGATCATAAGCATCATTAGCAGGCTCATTGAAAATCTTCTGTTTTTCTTTTGCATCTTCTTGAATGGTTTGAATTGATTCTTTTATTTTAGTATTACAATCGTCATTTCCTCGCTGTAAGCCTGCTTTATATCCTCTTGTATAGGATTTATCCTTTTCAACTACTACGATGATTGTAGCGACTATCAGGACTACTAAAGCGGCTATTAACTCCCAATGTGTACGATTAAGTTTTTTCATTGTACAAGTTTTTTATAAATATAATTTAATAGTGCAAAAGGCCAACCAATAAAAGTTACCGCAAATAATAGCATCACTTCGCCGTATTCTCCAGCATGAATTTTATGGTTATCTTTAAAAAATAGTTGATAAGTAAAGACTAAACCTACGCCTAGACTTAAAAGTAAATGAATGATGATGTAATATTTCATAAGCCTGATAATTTAAAAAGTCTGATTAGGGATTAAAAATAAACTATGCCGTATCTCTTTCTTTGGTCTTTAACCATCTCGATAGAAATCTTAGTGCCTTTGCTTTTGCCATCCCAGAATGCAATTAATTCATCACATTCGTTTACTATCAATCGGTTTCTAATTGCACCTGCCGCCTTGCCGTATTTGCTCCAATCGGGTAAATGTACGACGATAGGAATGTTATTTTCTTTAGCCCAATTATTTGCAAAGGTATCTGCACCTTCAGCACCTCCGCTTATTACAAGTGTTACCTTATCTTTATAAGGTTCTAGTTTGTAGTTAAACCTTTCTTGATTGTTGAAGTTCCTACTGCCTATTATTGCTAGTTTCATACCTTCCTAAGTATTTTATCTACTTCCATTTTAAACGTTTCTTTTAGCTCCTTAAAAGCCCTATTAACATTATATCCTGCATACCCAAAACTTCTCCTATAGCCATCTACATACTTTTCATTAGAAAATATATTGTGCCAAAGGATTATATCCCCGCTTTTGTTATAGAAATCAACAATATAGTCAATCAATGATTTCTCTATATGCGGATATTCTTTGTATAGTTTATCTTTCATCGTTTAGTTCTTCAAAGGTTTCTATATCTTTTGCAATAGAGGCAAAGAGAATGCCCGCTAATAATATAGCTACAAATTCTAGGCAGTTTTTAAGTAGTTTCATATAGATGGAATTTTACCATAATTAGTTAATTTTTCTTTCAAATCGTCCATACTTTCGTAAGAATACCTTTTTGTTTCTGTGGCATCTTTATATGTTTCTAAGCTACGAATATTTGGGTACAATAATACGGCCCATGTTCCGCCAAGATTGTAAAAAACATATTCGTCTTTCTCTGCATTATAACTATGCAAAAAGAATCCTAAATGTGCTACCCAGCTAACATCTGGCGGTATTGTTTTATTAGAATGTTCTTTTACTATCTCCCAACTCCTATCAATGATTTCTTGAGTAATTTTACCTACCAATCCGTTAGAGGTTTTGAATACATATTCGCCAATATTCAAATTAAAAGTCATTCGCTTGGCTTTAATAACTATCGTTAAGAAATCTTCCTTATCAGGTGCAAAAACATCTACTTCGTCACCAAGAAAATCAGCTATTTCTTCGTAATTACTACCACCGCCTGTATATTTAATAGCCTCAAACGGATCTTCTTTCTTTCGTATCTTTAATATCATTATCGTATCAAATTAAGTGATTGAATTGCATCGTTTATCTTATAGCCTCCATTTTTCTAAACAAAGACGCAAACTTGCTTTCTGGTATTTTTTCTATAGGTTTAGGAAATTTGTACCAGTCAATAGTCAATTCTTCATCCCAAAATAGATGAAAATTATTGTCTCCATGTGCGGCTTGATTCTTAAACTCTATTTTCATAAAAGCCTTGCCTTTCGATGTAGGAGTAGGAACTGCATAGATGCCGTCTTTGATAGGTTCGCCATATCCAAACTTAGCACCTAAATACCTTTTAACTTGATTCATTTCTGCTAACATAACGTTTTTATTTATGGTTAATTAATTCTTGTACGTTTCCTTTTTCAATAGCGTTTCTTAGGGCAAAAGGTCTATTTGTGAACCTTTCGTTAATAGACAATCCATGAGGTAAAGTTGTAGATATTACTTCTAGTGTTAGTAAATCTTCCGTTTCTTTAACAACCTTGAACTTCGTAGCAAATCCATAACCTGACCAAATAAAAACTTTATTTAGTAGTTTCTTTTTCTTACTTGCCTGTTCTATCAGGTCTTTAGCTGTTTGTAGTTGAGAGGTCATATTATATGGCTTATTTCTTGTGGACACCAATCGGGTATAGGATGCAGTATTTCAGCATCTTCATTAAAGATAAGTTCTTTGTCAGCCTTTTTACAAAACCACTTATTCTCATAGGCTACGGAATAAGGACAATGCGCACAATCATCTATTTCAATTACTACTTTCTTCATAGTGCTTTAAATTCGTTTTCAAGTGAATCAATGCTTATATCTATTCTTTTAACAACCGAATCAATAAAGTTTACAAACTCAGGCACTTCTTCTATATTAAATTCGCTTTCCATATCCCCGAATTTTCTAATCTGAAAAGAATTTATGTATTCTTTATTATCAAACCTTAACCTTAGACCTCTTAACTGTCTAACTTCTTCGTTGATTTCATTCCCACGTTTTAATGTTTCTTGTGTCATGTATTCATTAGTTTATCAAATTGCTTAACAAAATCTAAGCTTGGCTTGCTTTTTATTAGAACAAAGTATCCAATCTTATTATCGCTTTGGTCAATTTCTTTTACATACATTTCCTTAATTTCTTTCGTGCCAACCCTAAGATATAGCACAAAATCAGGATATCTCTTTGTGTATGAAAACACATTGTACCCACTTTCATTTAGCACAAACCCCAAGCCTTCCAGTTGTTTCTTTATCTCGTTCATTTTAGGTGCTACATTTCATTGAATAAAATATGACCCTTGTGTTTATGTCTATCTAGGTTCTCTAAAAACTTATTTACCGATTCTTCGCTTCTTCCGCCATCAGTCCATATTTTAATAAATTCTTCTCTGTTGCAAAATGGACACGGGTTGTAGTCATCTAACTCATACAAGTTCCCTTCGTCGTCGCACTTGTCCATATCATATAATATTCCATCTATACAAGTTGCATCTGGATATTTAGCACCAAAATATGGAAATGTCGGGCAATCGTTTGTGTTGTTATTCATATCTTTTCTTGTTTATAAAATTAGCCGCCTTTCAGCCTAACTCTATTAGGCCAATTCTGATTCATTAAATGGTGGATAGATAATATTTCCGGTGCAAGTTTGTACCTTTCCACCTTTGAAATACTTTTTCCAAAAATCAGGAAACTCTTCACCTATTCCTGTCATTTCAAATAAAACATATGGGTGCTTTGCTGAAAAATGAATCATTTCTTGTTCCATATCATACCATCTAGATTTTTGACTGCAACTACCGTCAGACTCTAATGAATACCTTGCTTCATCGCTTTGTTCTCTCAATTCTGTAATTAAATCAGTTTCTCCAGAAACAATATTTAAACTATGCTTTGTGTAGTATCCCATGTTTTTTATAAGTTTATCGGGTGAAATTGATTTTGTTCGTCTATTGATTGTTGGATAGATTTTAGTAAATCATCAACCTCGTTCATTAAGTGCCTAATAGTATCGTCTCCTACTGGGTACACTTCCCAATATGGCTGGTCTACCGCTCCCAATATCCCATAACAATCTAAATAAACCGAAACGTCTGCCTTGTCTTTTTTTATTCTGAATCTAACAACAGCCCCCGTAAATGGAGGTGATATTTGAATTTGTCAATCAGCAGGAAAAGAAATAAAGGGGATTTCTAGTCTCCACTTTTCGTGTTCAAAAGCTTTAGAATAATCTATGCCAATTGAAAGTCTATCTGAATAGTTCATAAAATGAAAAAGCCTCATAGGTAGTAGCTATGAGGCATGGTTTTAGGTTTCCCTAATTCCATTAGAAAGGCTACTACCTCTCTCTAACGGATAATATATTAATGCTAAATCCTATCCGGTTGCGCTGTTCTTATGAGAAGCGTGATAGGCATTATGATGAAACAAACTTAATAACTATTTTTTAAACTTCCAAATAAAACTTATCCACATACAATTTGCATTAGACGCTAAAATAAATATCTTTGTAAAGAATTATCAAACCAATGGCAAAGAAAAAAAGAGTAGACATGGCCGACGGATGGGATGCCCCTTGGTGGGTATACCTTTCTTTAAAGCAATCAAACATTGCGGTTGGTACTTTATTGGGCTTTGCTATTGGGCAGGGGTCTTTTTTTGGCGCAACAGGTGTATTAATACTTACGCTACTTAGAGACCAGTTTCAAGGACTATTAAGGGAAAAGGCCAAGAATGATACACCGCCCGATTCGACAACATTCAAAAGTACAGAAGTAGGCCCTAAGGGTACAACAGAATCAAGTGTGACAACAGGAAACGAATGAAAATATGGTTTACCAAATTTAGTATATGGCTAGTAGACAAGTTTGACGACATGGATGATATGTGGTATCTGGCGTCTATGGCGTTGGCTTATATTACAAGATGGTTGCCGTTAAGCGATTTTATAAGTAGTTGGGGTTTTGTAATGTCTCATGCTTATTGGGCAGCTAGTGGACAATTTTTTCTATATCTGGTTAAAATCAGATTACCTGGAATATTCGGAGATAAAGACGAGCATAAGATAGGAACAAGGGTTATGTATTTTGCTATTGATATGATAGTAAGTGGGTTCTTTGGTTTGATAGGGACACCCTTTTTAATAGCCAATGTAAACGAAACAACACCTAAGATTGCAATGACTTGTATCATAATAGGCGCATTTTATGAAACTATCGCAAAAATAGGTTTTAAAAGAATAATTAAATTCATTGAGGAGAAAGGAGGAAGCGAAAAGAAAGAGTAACTAAATTTAAAGCAATATGGCAAAGAAGTTGATTAAACCGATCAGGCCGAACCCTAAACCTAAGCCCCTGCCAAAGCCCAGGGAGTTAGACGATGAAGGGGGCGCACCTCACCCGCCAAAACCAAAAGGGCCTTGAAAAAGCACTTAGGTACTTTTACGTTAGCTTTTGTATTTTACATGGCTAACGTTCTTTTTTTAGCCCTGTTCTACCGTGACGTAGAGTGGATGTGGACACTTAGCTGGATTATTGACCACACCTATCAGGTATTTGCTGCTATGTATATTTTCTTAACTGCAAAACACCGCGACATTAAGCTCATTTCAGGCTACTGGTCTATTGTGACGGTTGTAAGATTATCTTATACTCTGGCGGCGGCTAAAGGGCTTATTCCTTTGATTTCAGAGAAGTACTCATACGTATTTTTACTTGTTTTGCTGATATGTGGGCTAATTTATTTCATTATCAATACCGTTGAAATAAAAAATAAAACTATATTGCAGCAAATAAAACAACTTAGGTGGCGAGAATCACAATTAGTCATTTTTTGCAGTGGATACTTACAAAGATTGAGACAGTTATTTGCATTATATTATGCGACATTATTGGCATTCTTGAAGAAGCATTTGGATATGTTTTAGGAGAAGGCAAAAGTTGGATTGTGGTAATTACTGCTGTGTCATTCTATATTGGGAAACATATCTGGAATAGAAAATTAAAAATTGTGGAAATCAAGAAAATAGAAGAAGAAGCAAGAGAGAGAAGATTAAAGAACGACAGGGAAGAGCAGGAGATTAGAAAGCTAAAACACGAAAACGATATTTTAGAAGGCAAATAGTTTGTTTCATAAGGTTGGATAGTAAAAGCCTTAGATGTTTGTCTAAGGCTTTTTTTGTTTTAGGCAGACCCATAACGATAGGACTTTATAGCCTCGTCAGATTCTGCATAAAAGAATCCTAATTCGTCTAATTTATCCCTATCTTCTTGTGAGAAACTTTCCCAATCATAACCACATATCCAAAGTTCATCATGCGCACAATGTGTTGGATATTCTGGATTTCCGTACTTTAGGAAAATTTGCAATGCTTCTATAAGTTTTTCCATTTTGTTCTAATAGTTTTTAAATATAGTTGATTAATTATTTAGCCCTCACTTAGTTCTTTTATTTTAAACTCAACTTCCCGAATCTTTTCTTTTATCTGGTCGTGTCTCGTAAATGATGGAGTGCATTTTACACACCTCATCGCTCTGCCCCAACCGAATCTCTCAACTACGCCATGTATTCTTAAATTCTCTTTATGTAGTGATTCGTTAAGTTTAACTAGCCTATTCTTTAGCGATTGAATTTTTTTGTTCATTGCGTTATCGTGTTTATGTCGATACCTTCATTTTTATCCAAAAGTCCGAATACATCGAAATGGTGTTTGGCAAGTATTAAAACTATTGCATAAGGTGTAATACTAAAATCTAGATTTTCTATAATTGGCATTAAGAAATCAAGATTGTAAAGCGTATTCAATTCATCTAATGCAGGCTTAAAAGTAGGCAAGTCTTTCATTGGTCGGAGAATAGGCTTAAAGCCTTCTTCGTTTTCATAATGACATAAACCGGATTTCTCTTTAAACTCAATCATTCCGGCACGAATATCTATTGAAAACATTTCACCTATTTTGTCTTCATAGGTCTTTATCCTTAACTTGTAAGTTAAGTAAACTACTAATTTTTCTAGTTTCATGTTGTTAGTTGGTTAGATTGTAGTCTCTCGTAAACATCGTCTTTCCAAAACTCAATATTTTCAAACTGCTTTTTTCTTTCAAAATATATTGAATTTTTGTTGTCTTTTTCGTCATCAAACCTTAAAGAAAACCAATAATCAAACTCTTTATCTGTCATGCGTTTGTTCATAACAACATTGTGAAACCTTAATTGCACTTCCCAAGAAACATTCTCTCTGAATACATCGCAAACCTTTTCAATGACCCTATATTTTCTTTTCATTGTATACGAGTTATATCCTCTAGGAATAAGGTCGTAAAACTCAATAGGAAAATCCCATTGATTGAAAATCCAATCAAATTGAACCCAACGATCTTTAGGAAATGTAAATAGACGCTCTACTATCCTTCGACTAACTCTTTCATCCTGCCATTTTTGAAATTCTTCTAAAATATTCATAGTCTTAAAATAAAGAAACCGCTACCGGAAATGAGAGGCTCCGGCAACGGTTCTTTGGTTTTGTCTTGTTAGACAATTTCTTTTATCTGCTCTCATTCAGATAACACAAATATACTCTTAATTCTTAGTATTCCAAACCTTTACGCTTCAAAAAATATTCAATAGTAACAGGTGTACGATTTAAGCAGAACGCTATCTTTTCAGGCTTGTATTTCATGTAATATAGCCGGACAATGAACCTCATTTCATCTTCGGTTAAGTGGAAGGTTGGTTTCATTCGGCTGTAAGTTCGGGGTTATCATAAATATTGCCAACAATCGTGCAAGAGTCGGATAAAACACCTTCTTGCATTAAGTAGATTGCGTTTTCAAATTCAATCTCTATTAACTCTTTCCCGTCGCTCCACTTATCCACAATATCGCCTTCATAAATACGGTTTTCGGACTTATCCTTTAGCCCAATGTATTGACCTACTGTTTCGGGGATTACTTCAACAGCCCAAGCGAAACTACCAGAATGTTCACCAATTTGATGAATATAAAAATAGTCTTTTTTTGTGATAAAATCTTTATTAATCATTATAAATCCAAATGCCCAATCCCCTTTATGTGTTTTGCCTCTAAATTTTATTTCTCGTTTCATCTTCTATCTGTTGTTTAACTATCGCTATTGCGGTTTTTAAAAGTTCGATTCTAGGAAACGGATCGCCAGCGTTAAACCATAGTTTTTTAATTGGTTTCCCATCTCTCAAAGAAAGTAGTGTTGTTAGTCCTTTTAACAGTGATATACTTTGCGTTTGAAAGAAATAATAACACAGTCCGTCAAAAGTGTAAAGGCTTTGCTCATTTTTTGCTTTTGTCTCCCAATCAATCAAGGCCTTCTCGTAAATCTCTAACTCCTGTTGTTTTGTCATTGCTTTAATAGGTTTTGTAGGTTTTTAATAAATTGTCTCAAACATATTCTACGTTCATAGAGTTGTATTTCTCTTGTTGAGCCAATTTGCAATTTGGCTATTTCTACGCCTAATATTTTTATTTCCTGTTCGTAACTGTTAATGAGTTCTTTTATTTTATCCTCTGTCATGGTTTTAATTATGTTAATTGAACTTATATTTAAAAAGCCTTTCAGTACTTACTTTGCTGCCTCCTATTATTCCGTTTGCAGATAGAGAACTTTTTACTTCTTTTTCCCAGACACATTCGAAGTCTTTTGGGGCCTGATATTCACTTATAAAGACTTTATTTTTTTTGCTTTCCTTTCTAGCCCAATCCCAAAACTCTTTATGATTGAAACTATGGCTGTATTTTTTTGTGTCTTCATAAGGTTTATCACAATAAACAATACTATTGCTTGGTATTTCTAATTGACGATAATCAAGATTATTAAATACAATTCCGTCGATTAATGGCATTTGCTTTAATATATTCCTTATAGACTCAGAAATATAGTCTCTTTGTGTCCCTATGGTTGTATTAGATATGCCAGAATACCCTCCCTCGAAAAAACGACCGTTAGCACTACCCATAAAACCTATCCATCCTATCGTAAAGAAATCAATGGAGTTTGCTGTTTTTTTATTGTATTCATTTCTTGCATTATCATAGATGGCTTTAGGTATATCCATAGCTCCAAGTCTACCTTTCTGCAATCCTTTCCAAAATTCAATTAAATACGGGTTTATGTCATTTGCTATTCTATTACCGTCCACCTTGTCTATTATGTTCATTCCACCTGCAAACAAATCGACAAAATACTGTTCAGGTTTTCTATCTTTCAAGATAATAGGTAAAATATCATTGGCTATTCTTGCTTTGCTTCCCATGTATTTCATTGTATTGAATCTTTAAATTGTTTTAATGTAAGTATAGTATCGAAATCATCTTTGCCGCCATAAATAGCAACTTGCCCTTGTTTGTCTATGCCATAGTAAAAGAAGAACCACTTATCTATAAACTTTTTCTTCTTTTTAACTTTTTCTTTAAGATAATTATATACTATCTGAAATTCTTCTGAGCCATCATTAAAGACAGCCCATGAGTGAGGGAGTTTGTTCATGAGTTAATAAATGAAAATATGTGAGATACTACATCCACTGTCCAACCATCCCCTATTAAATCACACGATTGAGAAGGAGATAAGATATTTGTATAGCCTTCGGGTATATTGTGTAATCTTTCTAACTCTAATTGCGTAACGTATCTAACGGGTTTGTTTAAACTAAATTTATTGTCTGTATATATAATTGTTGTCATACCAGTAGTATTGTATCGATGAATCATACTTTTCTGACTACGACACGAATTACTTTTAAGATTCAAACAAGTATGCTTATATTGATTTGTATAACCATATTCTAAAATACTTTGTAATGACATTTTTTTATCTTTTGGTAAAGGAATATTAGATTTTTTATTACCAAACAAGTCTGTTCCGATTGGGCCAATATTAGTCCAGTATAACCTATCTCTTAAAGCTGCACTTACCCTACTACCACAAATTCTTACCGGCTCAATACCCAAAAGATTACTAATAGTATTATATCCATCCCTTTCCATTATCACATTTTCCAAGAGAAAATATTTAGGATTTAATTCGTTTAGTAACCTAATATATTCGTAGAATAAAATTGATTTCAAACCTTTTAATCCGTCTCGTTTAGAGTTAGCTCGACTAAAGTCCTGACATGGAGAACCCCCAATTAATAAGTCTATTTTTGGCAAATCGTTTGCTGTTATATTCCTTACGTCACCTAATTGAATAGTATTAGGATAATTATATTGAGTTACTTTTATAGCGTGTTTCTTAATCTCAGAAGCATAATATTTATTATATTTGATTCCAGCACGATTAAGGGCTATTTGTCCACAACTCATACCATCGAAAAGAGAAAGCACATTACCTATTATTTTCATTATCTTAAAGATTTAGATGGTAAATTAAAATGGTAATATAGTGCTAATATTTTAGCGTGAACTTTGTCGGGGAAATAAATGTCATAAGGAACTGTTTCGGATTTTATAACTTGATTATTACGCCACAGTTCAATTACAATGTGCTTTTTATCTACTAACCTAGCTGTTATATCATACTCAGAACGAACTAGCCATGTAATTGCCGCTATGCTTATTCTTTGTGATTCTGCGTCTTTTGCTGTCATCTGTTATGATATAAAAGTGCTTCGTGCAATTCTGATAAAGACCTTATTTCGTAAGTGGGAAAACCTTTTTCGTATAGTTCTCCTATCCTGAATTTTTGAAGTTCAGCCGTTACGCCTTTTTTTGCTTTTACTTCCACAAAAAAAACATCATTCTTTTTCATTGCTAATAAATCGGGAATACCATTTTTGTTGCATTTTATAATTTTTATAACGTAATACCCTTGTTCTTCTAGGGCTTTAATTATTTTTGATTGTATCTGGCTTTCTAGCATCTTGATAAAATTGTGAAAGTGTATAATCTTTTTTGTTCATAACTGCTTTATAAATCTTGTCTTCTATTCCGCCCTCTGAAAATATCCAGAATATTTCATTTCTTAGCCTATCCATTGTTGTCAATCTATCTCGGCTCTGCCAGTAGCTAGTGCTACTAAAATCTATGTTCACGTACACCAAGTATTTAGCTGCCTTTAGGCTTATTCCTTCACGGCCTGAGACTATTTGCAAGGCTATGTTTTTAGTAGTGGTATTAAATTCTTCTAAGTTGTCGCAGATATTATCTGCAAATACTTTTTTGAGCATCTGATACTCTGCTTTGAATTTATAGAAAATAGCTATTTTTTCGTGTTTGAATCTTTCTTTGATGAACTGACCCTTTGTGTCGTCTATTACCTGACAGTTGCCGGATTCAAATAAGATAGTACCCGAATATAGTTGATGTAATTTGCCCATAAGTTTAACGCCTGTATCGGCCAGTATCACTTCCTTTTCACCTTGTACTACAAAATCTTTATTCAGTCTTTTACATAAATCATAAGTTAAAGGCGACATTTTACAATAAAGAATCTGCTCGCTAACCGAAGAAGTAAATCCGGCTTCTTGCTGGGTGAATCTTATAAACAACTTATCCACATATTGCAATATCTTTTCTTGGTTTGCATCTGTATAGTCTTTTATGTCGGCATAACCGAAGTTTCTGGTAATTACATTTACAAACTCCTTAGACCATTTGTAAAAATTGCTATATTCCCTGAACGGACTAAAGTCGCTTATCCAAAGTTGATGATAAATTTGCGAATAGCTTTCAGGGGTTGGTGTGCCTGATAGTAATATTACGGGCAGTCCTTTGCATTTTTCTTTCACTAACTTTGCCATTTCGCTAGGTTTAGGGAATCCAGCTATTTTGCCGTGTGCCTCATCACAGATCACTAAATCAAAACTCTGTGTAACTAAATGCAGTGATTCGTAATTAACTACCATCAAATCAAAAGTATAACCGAAGTCATTATAGTCTTTCTGAATGCTTGAAATAGCTTTCTTTTTAGTGATAAATAATACACGGTTAGCTTTATATAGCTTGGCGGTTTCTAGGGCCATTAAACTTTTGCCAGTTCTGACCTGGCACGCCAAATAAACTAGCTTAAAGTTTATCAGCTTCACTACTGCCTCATTAGCTATTCGTATTTGATAGTCTCGTAGTTGCATTAGAGTGTTAATATAAATTCTAAATCAGATATAAAATCTTTTACTAAATAAATTTCGGCCCTGACTATGGATAATTCAAATTGATTTGTAAAGCTACTACCGGCTAACTCTTGCTCTCTGATTTCTAATGCAGACAATTGTCTTTTCTTATTAAGAATTAAAACTTTTATGTCTTCTCTTGTTCTATTTTCCATGTCATTAAAAGGGTATTGTTTCTTCTTCTATTTTGTGATTATTAATAACAACGTCAGGTGTTTGAATCATAAACCATTTTACATTCATGCTTGACCCTTCGTTAAACTCGTATCCCTTAAAGTCGCAATACTTGACAATCCATTTATGGAAAGTTCTTTTTTGTAGGGTCTTTTTGAAGTCGGTATATTCTTCTGTAAATTTCTCAAAATACTCTGTTTTTGTGTTCCTAATATTTCTTGGCACAATTTCGGGGTCGTCTATCCATTCGTAAAACTCGTTAGAGGTTTCTGCCATCAATTTACGCATGGCTAAATTTTTGGCTTCTTGTGGTATTATTCCTACTTTTAAATATGTTTGAAGGCAATTAACCATATAATTGTCAAAGTTTAAAAATTCTTCTTTGCTCCAGTCATCGAATAAGTGACGACCAAATTCATCGTAAGGGGTTAGCTTTTTGCCGTAATGCTGTGAGAACTCAACTTCTAAACGTCTTCTATCGTGGCTATTTCCTGCACCTTTTATGACATAGTTGGTAGATATAACCATTTTAGGGCTATTTTCAACACTTAACTTTATGGCATCTTTATTTTTCCTTTCCAATGTCATACCTTCAGTAACTAAACTGAATTTATTTTCAAAATTGAAATTCTTAATCACATCGTCAAAAACTAAAATTTGAGTATCTGAACTAACAGTTTGGTAAGGGAAAGACTTTTTATCATCAAACGTTTTGCCGTCTAGTATAGCTACTTTTCGCATTTGTCTAAGCCCCTGGATAAATAATCCTTTTCCTGTGCCGCCTTCGGGGTTCTGGCTTATCACTTCATCATTTAGAATGATAGCCTTGTTATTGGTTTTATTTTTATAGGTACTCATTAAATACCCTATTGTGGTTTCTAAGGGTAAGGGATTGCCGGAAGAAACATTATTAATAAATTTCTTATAATCGTTTTCTAAATTTTCGGATAATACAAAATCTCTGTCAATTATCTGTCTTTTCCACACATAGCCATCTACATCAATATAATCAGATAGGCTAATTTCGTTTTTAGTTACCTTTAATATTCCGTTTCTAAATGCCAGATAAGAAGTTTTAGGTGTATCGTTCAACATCATTAGTTCTATTGTATCCAGCATTAGCAAATATCCTTCTGTGAATAGATTTGAGAATGAAGAACAAAAATTCCATACCTCTCTTTCACCTCTTTGTAGTAGATAATTTAAAACATAATCCTTTATCTTTTCTACACTTGTTTCTGTTACCTTGTTAGATTCTACAAAAATAAAAATAGGTTTATCAGTATTTTCTGGAAAGTATTTTTTGAATCCATTTCTTTCTAAGAACCATTTGAATTTCAATGAATCAACTTTCAATTTCGGCTTTTTGTCGTCGGTATAATACCAGAAGTCATCTAACTGAGCCTCTTCTTTAATTGCGTTATAGGTTTCTTCGTCGATATTGTATTTCTTTTTTAGTTCTTCTTTTGGGGTTTTAATATCTTTTTGAAGTGCTTTTTTTCTTTTTATGTCCTCAAAGTATTTTGTATTTGGTGAAGCAGTCCGATATGCAGACTTAACAGCTTTTGTCATTTCGGCCTCTGAAAAGTCGCCTATTACTATATTATTCCATGTGTACCCTAACGCTGTATCAATATGTATTCCATATTCACAGAAGAAGCAAGCTAAAATAAAAATATTATCATTTCTTTGCCCCTCAACAAAACCCCACTTTCTATCCCAAAAACCTAACACTCGATCTATAATCTCATTTTCATCTGTAAGCGGCATTAAAGGAATTTTTTCATGTACCGAATACCCACTGTCAGGCATTAGTTCTGTAAAAGTAACAGCGTCAGGATTGTAATAAATATTTGGATCGTAGCTTTCGTAGCACACCCTGCAAACGTCTGAATTACTTTCGTCAAAATATTCTAACTGGTATTTTTTATTAAATCCTTTAAAATATCTCGGATGGGTTTCTTTGTCGCATTCGGGTATTCTTATTACTGCTTTTATACCCTTCCTAGGGCTTAAAAAAGCTAACATAACATGAGGATTAGTAATTACTTTTGCATAAATTTCATCTAATCTCTCAGGCGGTATCTTATCAAAATCAATAATAGATAAACCCGAATGAGTAACTAAAGATTTAGCATTCCTTTCCGAAAACTTGCCCGCAAATAATATGCATGGAAGTTCCTGTTTTAATTTATCCTGCTTATCCTTGTCTGGTTCTGCCAGAATTTTTTCAATTAATACTTTAGAATTGCCATTTCTTATTCTCTCTATCACATTTTCAATAGATAAATAATGAGGAATAGATTTTGATTTATGCAAATCTTTAAAAACCGTGATAATCATATTTTACAATTTTTTTGTAATGTCAATAGAAATAAAAAAAATTAAACCTTTACTAAAGTTTTACCAAAAAACGTCTTTGTTTCTATTTTTTTGGCGTTTATCTTATTATAAACAGTCTTGAAACACATTTTATTTTTAGCTGCATAGTCTTTTGGAGTCATAAATTTTTCTCCGGCTATTTCTACTGAATCCATTTTTAATTCCTTTGTGATATGCAAATGTAATGATAAAATAATTATATACAAATGTTTTGTAAAAATAATTTAAAAAAAATACGCAAGGTACTCTCGCTATATACTCCCCGCTGAAAATGAAGTGTAAAAATAAGGGGGGGGGTATATTTCAATTTCGTTGCGTATTTGCGTATCTTTTTTTTATTTATACAAAATGTTTGTAAGTATTATTTTTATTTGTATCTTTGTATACCTCAACGATGAGGGTTATTATTCATCCGTACCGAACAGGTACTTAAACTTTTTATATCATGGCATTTAATGTTAGTGAGGCTGATAGTAAGCCTAGAGAATTAATCCCTACTGGGACTATCTTAGCAAGATGTTACCGTTTTATTGTATTGGGTACATCTATTGACCCTACATTCGGGAAGGAACAGACTAAAATTATGTTTGGGTTTGAGTTTCCAACAAAGAAAAAAGTATGGAAAGAGGGAGAACCTGCAAAATCCTTAGTTAAGGATATTGAATTTACGGCCACGTTGGGGGAAAAGTCTAACCTTCGGGCATTTATTGAGTCATGGAGAGGGAAGCCGTTTACAAAAGAAGAATTAAGGAGTTTTGATATTGCTTCATTAATTGGGCAGACAGGAATTGCAAACATCATTCACGATCAGGGGAAAAAAGACCCTACAAAGATGTATGATAAAATTAAGTCTATTATCCCATTAATGGAAGGACAAGAATGTCCAGAGCAAATAATGCCTTCCTTTGAGTTTAATTTTACTGATAAATATTCAGAAACAACATTAGAGGATATGCCTGATTTTTTGAAAAATAAAATCAAAGAGTCAAATGAATATAAGGCAATAATTAGAATGGAAGAAGAAAAAAGAGCTAAGGAAGAAAAAGAAAATCCTTTACCGTTCTAATGACTAAATTAACTATAGATATTATCAAGGGTAGTACTGAACAAGAAATAAGTACTATTCTTGATGATATTGCTATGGATATAGTTGATGGTAACGAAATGGCTTTAGAATGGTTTGTGTTAGGGCATAAGCTAGAGCTGTTTGGAAAGGAATTAAAAGAACGCCTACGGGCGTTTTCTGTGTCAGAAGTAGGCGATGATAAGCAAGAAGTATTTGGACTTGTTGTAGGGCCTAGAAATGCGGTTAAATACGATTACAGTAATAGCCCGATATGGAAGCAATATAATAGTGAAGCGGCAAGGATAAAACTAGAAATGGATAAAATCCAGGAGGTAGCTAAAAATACTAAAAACCCTGTTGAAATTATAGACGAAGAAACAGCCGAGATATTATATATCTATCCGGCTGTTAAAATTGAGACAAGTACTATCGAATGTCGGTTTGTTAAATGAGTTCAAATTCTTGAATTACAATCACCTCGTCATTATTGTAATAGGTGTTTTCCCTTGTGAGTGCTTCTTTAAGTTTATCGAACTCTGATTTTTCATTATTAAGATTTGAAACAAAACTTTTTAGGCGTTCTGACGCCTTTTCAATAGTAGAATAGAGAGGGTGTAAAATATATTCCCTCATTTCTCCTATATAGCTTCTTTTAATCCCATAAACTATTTGTTTCTCTTTTGTCATTTCTATGAATTGGGATAGCGAAAGAAACTTTTCTACTTTTGACGGTGCAACTATTCCTTTGTCTTCATTATTAATTACTCCTATTGTGCATCCTTTGAATCCGCTGGCTTTTTTATAGTTGCACCCATGAAAAGTATTCATATATTTAAGCACATAAAAGAAATCAAGTTCTCCATAACTTTTTACACCCCAATTAGGGTATATGTGTTCAATTGTTTTCATACTTATACTGCCATCGTTAAGCACTCCGAATGAAGGTGGTAAGGTGTTCATAGTTTTACAGAGTCTAATATTTCGTTGCACAATTGTTGAGGTACCATAGATCGATTGTAGGAATCTTTTCTTCCCTGTGTTCCTGTTTTGGATCCTCTAGGGGCTGGTTGATGATGACAATTCGTATTTCCGTTTCTACAAACAGATTTAGGAATCCAGGTTTTTGAATTAGTCCAAATGTCTGTTGGTTTTGCCCTATCGTCTCCGTATTGACAATACCAAATCGTATGTCGGGTAAAATCCTGCATAAAAGGCATTTTTCTAAGCATTCCTCTTGGATTTTCAATAAAAAACACCAAGTCGGGATTAACAGATTGATAATACTTTATTAGTGAAATAAAGTTTAAATTCACCTTGTCGCACTTTTTAGCGTATTCGCTTTTAGGCTCTATCCCGTCTCTATGATGGCTTATTGCTGCAATAGTATAGGTAGTACAGTCAGGGGATGCCCAAATAAAATCTGGAATAAATGGTATGTCTTCCTGTTTTAGTTCTTCTATATCTTTTGCTAGATGTATCCCTTCAAATGGTTGCCAATCTACTGAAAAAACATCGTATCCTTTCTTTTCTGCTTCCTTTCCTAGTGATTTACTTCCGGCAAATAGTTCTAATATTTTCATTTTTTCTCTACATTATAGGTTATTACACTAAACTCTGATTCTTCATTACTCTTTTTGATTAGTTCTTCTATTTCTTTTAGGTAGGGGATAGCGGGTTCGTAGGGCTTAATTTTCTCGTAAAAACCAACCAATTCTTTGCTATCCTTGTCTACACAAATATATTTGCCTTCGTATTCTGCAATAAAAATATAAGGAGTATAAAAATAGTCTCTAAAGTTTTTATTCTTCACAAAACACAAACTACCCTTCTCTGGTGTCCATGTAGTAGATTTTTCAATGGTGAAATACTTAGAAATATCTTCGTTAGAAATTAGCAAATGTTCAGCCCTTACACCGCCCTTGTGTACATAGTTTATCAATAGTCTGTCCCCTACTTCAATTTCCATAATAGCGGGGATACTTACCCTTACACGACAAATTAAATAATCTCCTATTTCGACTATAGGGCTGCTATCGGTAACTCCGATAGCAGGTTTTTCAAACTCTATTTTTACTGGGTCGATGAAGCTAAAGAATTGGGTAATAGTTAAAACAACCCCAAAAGTATTTTCATCGGCCGATAGAATCCTACTACCATTTACTACGCCGACATAAGGAGCATTAAAAGATACATTGTACGAATTTTTATCGCCTAACTCATTTTTGTATATTTCTACAAATTCATTCCACCTCGAACTATTTTTTGCCGTATTAGTCCATACACCCCAACTTTTCGGTAAATTCTCTAAATTGTATTTCATAATATTAATAATAAAACAGTTGAGTAATAAACACCAAAACAAACTTTTCTTAAATTCTTTAAGCTGATACATACCTTTTCATCTTTATCGTAGGTAAATCCGCTTAAGAAACAAAACCTAAATGCCTCTATAATAGAAATAGCGTAATAGGTATCAAGATTTTCTTTAACATTAAATCTAATCATAGACTTAAAAGATGATCCTTTCATTTCAATAATATTTAGCAAAAAGTTGAACAATAATAAATAATGCCATTGTGGTAATACCTGCCCATAGTAACGCTGATAGTAGTTTATTATGAGGCTTAGAGTTCAAAGAATCAACGGCTTTCTTTGCTCTGAATAGATTTGTTGTAGTTGGCTTCATGATGTTAGTTAAAATTCTTTATGTATCTTTAATAACTTAGAAGGAAGTTCCAATATTTTGTCTTTATAATCATCAAGCAAGTCTTCAAAACCCCATGCAAATGGGACTTCATTAAGTAAAATAACAGCCTCTTTTATTTTTTCTTTGGCCTCTTCAATTTTTTTATCTGCGTCTGTTTTCATTTGATAAAGTTATTAAAATCTGTTTCGTTTAATTCTATTATGTTGGTGATTTGAACCTCAACAAATGCACTTTCTTCTTTTATCTGTTGAGCTATAAATTCCTCCGTCTTTTTTTCGTTCGGATATTCTGATGAATATATACACATTTTTCCAAACTTAAGCTTTGTAAAGCTATCTAACTTATTTAAGGTAAAGTGTGCTTCGTAAAACACTATAAAATATCTCATGATTTCTTTCTTTTAATTAGTTCTAAAACAAATAAACTGAAACGTGCATTGTGTATTTTGGCGTGTTCCCATGCCTCAGAAAGCATTACTCTTTTGTGATGTGGCATTAAATGCCTGACAAACGATATTACAGGCCCATTGATAACCATTGACCGCTTTCCTTGAATAATGTCTTCTGCATACATATTTGCTTCAATGTCTCTCATGATTCTTCTTGATTAGCAAGTGTCCGATAGTTTCTATACGTCATAACACAGTTACCTAACAAGCAAGGTAAAAGAATACACCAGGCTAAGAACTTTTCAATAAAAGGGTAGCCTGTAAAGCATACGGCAATGCTCATAAAAAACAGAACAATTGCATAAAATCCAAACCAAAGATAATTATCTTCAATTACTCGCTGTTGAGGTGTTTTCATTCTTGAAAGTGAGGGTTTTGAATATTTATTTCTTTGTGAATTAATTCCTTTCTTAAGTCTAAGGCTATTTCATTATATGCTCTCATTTGTGCTAGGGCTATTTCTGATGCGACATATTGCTTTCTTTTTCTTAAACTATTAGCCCTTGCACTTGCTTCTGCATACTTTGCTTCGTATTTATTATACAGTGTTTTCATTTTCTTGTAGGTAGTTTTGAGGGTTGTCATAAATAGTATCCCAATATTCGTAACCTTCTTTTGAGTAAATCCAATGAAAAGAGTCATTTAATGTGTCTTCAAAAGACCTGCTTTCTTGTTTCATGAAATAATCAATGCTGTGAAATAGCGCATATTCATTATAATCTGAATCTTTTTTTCACATTCTCAAACGCCTGACTACGAAAGGGTTCTTTGAGTCGGTTTAACTGGTCTCGGTTGGTTATTTTGCACATCTAGGTAAA